TTCGCGAAATGCTGAAAAGGGGCGCGATGGTCGCGAATTTCCGCTTATTGTGATAATAATGGAAAATAAAAGTCAGTGAACCGAAAAACATTCGGTAAACACTGACTTTTTTAATACATGGGAGCAAAATAATATTAGGAATTGGGGGCAGATTGGGGGCAGAATACATTTTCAACAACTTTAGACACTTTTTCGTCTGAACCTTTTATGGCGTGTGAGTAAACATTTAAGGTAGTCCCGACATTCGAATGACCTAACCTTTTAGCCACTTCCGTTACTGGAACACCAGCCGCAATTAACTGTGACGCATGTGTGTGGCGCAAAGCATGGAATTTTTTGTACGGCAAGCCAGCTCTCTTTAAAACCCTAACCCATACATTGTGAATATGGCGGTAAAAATAGAAATGACCTGAACGGCTATGAAAGATAAACTCGCAGTCGTGAGGCATTTTGTTAAGTATAGCTATTATGTTGTCCGGCAGTATTACATCCCGAGTGGAGGACTGCGTTTTCGTTGTTGAACCCAACTTTTGCCCGGATATTGTACGTCTTACATGAATATACTTTCCGTCGTAATCAATCCATTTTAGGGCGCAAATTTCACCTATCCGCATACCAGTGAAGATTGCAAGCATGATAAGCGGATACAGCTTCTCTTTTTTGGATGCCTGAATAATCTTTTGTATTTCCTCTTTCGTAAAAGATTCAACAGGAGTTTTTACAATGGGCGCAAGAACAACACCCTTCACACAGTTTTTGTTCGCTAATCCCAAAAACACAGCACGATTCATTGATTCAGACAAAAAATTTTTTATTTTCAATATGGTATTTTGAGAATATCGGAGAGCTAGGTTATTGAAATATTCCTGAAAAAGCATGGTGTTATCTGCATTTAATGGAAGTTTAGACAATGGTTCAAGTATTTTCGCGACAATGAGGTAATCGGTAAACGTGGATGGCTTTACATTCTTTTTGTAAAGTTCCAAGTATTTTAATATCCATTCGCCAATAGGGATGTTATTAGGCTCAATGAAACTACCATTCCTTACCTGCATTCGGCTCACAGATACCCAGTCCTCTGCCTCTTCTTTTGTCTTGAATCGTTTCGTCACGCGCTTCCCCGCAGGAGTAATGAACGCCGCACGGTATTTACCCCGTTCCTTTTCAAAGTAAATGGAACTCATAATAGGTTGCGCCTAATCTGAATGACATGACCAATAATCTGAATCCGCTTTTCCATAATGTCATTGTTAGAGTAGAAGTGCGGCGGGTATACAGTGACATTATAACCAACCAGCGTAATTCCTTCTTTTGATTTCATGACCTTTTTTACAGTTGCGTCCTCACCATCGAACAAGACAACGCCGATAGCTCCGTTTTCGATTGTACTTTCTTTCTTGACAATTAAAATATCATCTTCACGCATTTCAGGTTCCATTGAATTTCCCTTTACACGAAGTCCAAAGAAAGTGCCAGTGCGTGCTAAATGTTCAGGAATTTCTTCATATCCTAAAATATCAGTAATTGCAGAAATCGGGATGCCAGCAATGACACTTCCAAGCACAGGAATTTTCACCATTTTGGGCGCGTCATCTGTTGGAAGAAGCTCGGATATAGAGCAGTTTAAAACTTCTGACATTTGATTTATACGGTTCATTTCAGGAAAGTTTTTCCCGTTAAGCCAATAAGATACAGTAGTGGGCGAAACACTCATGAGTTTAGCAAACGCATTATTGCTTAATTCTCGTACTGCTAACACTGAACGAAGATTTTGAACAAACTGTTTCATAAGCTCGGGGGATTCTGTTCCTCTCTTGATTGCCATTTTTATCACCTCTTTTCATATTATATTTTATCTTACCTATAAAATCAACTTAAACATTAAACTTTTGTGCCAAACAAGCAATCTCATAAAGTAATAATTCAAAATTCCCCTTGATATTAAGTTTAACTTGATATATAATTGTATTCAGAGATTACAGGAAGGAAGTAATGAAAGTTGAAAATTAAGTTAAAGGCTATGAGAATCCAGCGCGGAATGACACAGACGGAAGCGGGTGAAAAAATCGGCGTTAAGCCGCAACAAATCTGCAAGTGGGAGAAGAAACCAAGAAACATGTCGGTAAAAAATTTACTCCGACTGTGCGAGGTTTACGAATGCAAAATCGAGGATATTGAATTATGAAATTCATGAAAATTGCTGATTATTCAAAATATATCGGCTTGCCAGTAACGACGTTGCGTGCGATGGCTAAAGACAAAGAACTGCCCGCTTTGAAGCGCGGCACGGCGTGGTTTATCGAGATGAGCGGCGCAGATAAAAAGTTAGCTGAATACGTAAGTATCGAGAAAAAGACAAGTTACCTTGATAGACTGGGGGAAATGAAAAGATGATTAAAGAATTAGCATTTATCATGGCTGGGGCGGCGGTATCTGCTGTCGCATGCGCTTATAATCCATCAACTGAACGCATTGAATACCGCGAAATCGTGGGTGATGGCGATACAGTGTGGGGAATCTGCGCGAAGGTTGCAACGGATGAAGATAACTTGCAAGAATTGGTCGATAACGTTATCAGAGATAATGGAATTGGCATGGATTGCAACATTCGTCCGGGGCAAGAATTGGTTATTCGCGTTGAAAGAAAGCATTATTTTGATTTTTGAGTTAAGTTAAATCTGTACTTGACATAAAACAATGCTAATGCTAGACTATAGTCATAAGGTTAAGTTAAACTTTATGGAAAGGGGAACGATATGGGGTTACTCTATGATACAAACGAAAAAATAACCGCCATTGCTGAAAAGGCGGTTGAAGTCAACGTCGGCGATGACGAGAACCCGAAAATCGAGCTAGTGAATAGCGAGACGGGCGAATTGCTTACAGATGAGTTTGAAAAGCTCAATCTCAAAAAGAGCAATATCATGTTGTCGCTTGCTAAAGAGATTAAGAATCTCAAAGCTAAAGAGAACGCTTTAAAAGCCGAATCGGAATCTTTTGATAAGCGTGCCAAATCTGCTAAATCAAAAAGAGAACAGTTTGAGTACATTATCAAAAAATACGGGTACGGGGAAACGTTTGAGGATGGGCAAGCGGTCGTCGCATGGCGCAAGTCCCCTTTAAAAGTGGAAATCTTAAATGAAGATGAAATCCCGCGTGAATATGGGAAAGAAAGCAAGTTTTCACCCGATATTACACGAATTAAGCAAGCACTTAAAGCTGGCGAAATTGTCAAAGGGTGTGTACTCACAAGAAATGACGATAGTTTAATTATCAGATGAAAGGGAAAGACAAAATGGAAGAAAAGAAAATTGATGAAAGATATGCGGCGGCTAGTCATGTGCCGAAAAGAGTATTAAAAACCATTGACGTTGGACGTCTCAAAGGGAAATCGGATATTAACCCGCAGTGGAAAATCTCTCTTATGACAGAGATTTATGGTATGTGCGGAATTGGGTGGAAATTTGAAGTTACTGAAAAGAATACAGTCACCATTAACACGGGCGAGGTTATGTTATTTATGACCGTCGCGGTATATATTAAGAACGACGAAAAATGGTCTGACCCTGTATACGGGATGGGCGGTGACTTTATTGTCAAGAAAGAAAGAACTGGCTTGCACGCTAACGACGAGGCTTACAAGATGTGCTTGACGGACGCGCTGGGGAACGCATTAAAGTATATCGGCGTCGCGGCTGACGTGTACGAGCAGTTAAACGACACGAAATACGCGGAACGTCCGTCTGCTATTGCAAATGATAAAGAAGAAAAGGAAACAACGCCTGCCGATATTCGAAACGACTATCTCATGCAGTATATTGACGTTTTCCGCAGAGCGAATATTGACCCGAATGATTTTGTAAAGCGGTTTAGCGGCGGTCGAGTAACAGATGTGAAAGATATGCCGAACGAAGAACTTTTAAGAGTTATCAATAATCCGATGGGTGCAGTGAACTGGTACGAAGAACACAGAAGATGAAAGCAGTCATAAAGCAGTTAAATGCCGAAATATTAGACATGAAAACGGCTAGATTGACAATGGATGTGGATAAATCCGTACTTGAGAATATCCCGAGTACGGATAAACCGCTATCCGTGGAAATCAAGGTATACAGAAAGAAACGGTCGCTTTCCGCGAACGCTTATATGTGGGTATTGTTGGATAAGATGGCGCGGCTCATGGGCGGCGGGCATAGCAAAGAATTTTTATATCTAAGATATATCCGTGAGGTCGGGCGTTTTGATGCGTCTGTATGGGTGTTTAAAGACGCTTATGCCGCATACAAAAAGCAATGGGAAGCAATGGCGTTAGGGAATATATGCGACATTCTGAAAGTCGAAGGAAACATGTATAACCTAATTTGCTATTTCGGCACGCACTATTATGACAGCAAAGAAATGACGTTTTTTATCGACAAGATAATAGCGGATGCGGAAGAGCTAGGTATACCGACATTGACACCGAAAGAATATGCCGAGATGATGAAAGGTCTTAATAATGAAAAGCGATAAAACATTTTGTAATTTTCTTGAAAGCATGCAGTCTCTCATTGACCGAATGTATAAAGAAATGAATTTTCAGTGCGATGAAACAGACAAAGAAAGTAAAGCAGTTATCGCATACTATGTTGGATTGCTTAAATACGCATGCGAACAGGAAAGGAAAATGAGACATGAAAGATGAAGGTTTGGTGTTTCCGAGAGAAAACCGTTTGAGATTGAAGCCGAACGGATATAAAGAAATCTGCAAGTTGGTTGATGAACGCGACGGAAACAAGTGCGTCATCTGCGGTAGCGCATGGAACATTCATCATCACCATTGTTGTTTCCGTTCCGCATACGGTTCAGACACAATAGATAACCTTGTGGACGTGTGCGCCCGTTGCCATGATGTGTATTGTCATGGCTCAAAAGAAAAGAGATGGGCTGAAACATTGAAAGACTACTTGTCAAGCGAGAAATGCACCATTTTTAGCAAGATTCACGATAAAGAGATTAAGAACATTTATAAGAGGTATGCAAAATGAGAAAATTAGCGAGCGTTCAAAGAGTGTTAGAAGTTGCATCAATCCCCAATGCTGACAAAATCGAGGAAATTAAAGTTATGGGATGGCATTGTGTCGCGAAAAAGGGCGAGTTCACAGTGGGGGATAGTGTCGTATATTGCGAAATTGATACGATTCTTCCAGCAGATAACCCTGATTTTGCTTTCCTTGAGGGTAAACCTATCAAGACTAAAAAATTAAGAGGGATTTACTCACAGGGGATTGCTTTTCCGTTAAGCGTGCTTCCTGATGGGACATACAAGCTGAACGATGACGTATCGCAAGTGCTTGGTGCAAAAAAATGGGAACCTGATGACTACAATCGTCAAGGTGGGGCTGGCGCACGTTTCCCATCGTGGATTCCGAAAAGCGATGAAACTAGAATTGCAGTATTGCAGGAATATTTAACTAGGTATAAAGGTACAAAGTGTGTCGTTACCGAGAAGCTCGACGGCTCATCACTCACTGCTTTCTTAGATGATGAAAAAGAACTTCATGTATGCAGTCGTAACCTTGAAATCACTGACCATGCAAATTTCATGTACAAGACTGCCGAAGAAAGAGGATTTAAAGAAAAATTATTACATTTTCCTATTGGCACAGTCGTACAGGGCGAAATCATCGGTGCAGGTATTCAGGGAGACAAATACAAGCTGCCAAAGAAAAACATTTTTATTTACAATCTTCGTGAGGAAAACCAATTTCCGCAAAATGAATTATCTGCTCGCGATAAATTAAAGAATGCAGGATTCGACCTCGTTCCGCTTTTGGACGATAACTTTGAACTCATTGATGATATAGATAAACTGACGGAAATGAGTGTCGGAAAATCTAAACTGTACAACACAGAGAGAGAAGGCATTGTAATTCGTCCAATCAAACGAATTAACGTACAAGATTCTGATGGCTATTTTGTGGACGGAAGATTCTCCGTTAAAGCGATTAGCCCTAAATTTTTAGTGAAAAATGGACTGTAATGATGGAAAAAAAGTGCATAGTTTGTGGAAAAAAGTTTAAGACAAACAATCCGGGACAAATCACATGCAGTGCCGCTTGCCTTAAAGAAAACGGGGTAAGGAAATCCCGTGAATATGCATGTAAATTCAAAGCCATGCTTGATTTTGCAAATAGTTTTAATAAGGATAAAAGCATAGATGAAAAAAGGAACTGCCTGACGTGTGGGAAATTATTCAAGCCTTACGAAATACATACGGACAAGCAAGGGATACATCCTGCCGGGAAAAACTTTTGCTCCTTTGCTTGTTGTCAGGCGTTTTATAAAAAGTATGAGGAAGAACATGGAAAAAAGGATTTGTGAATTTTGCAAGCGAGAATTTATTCCAGTTAGGCATAACCAAAAATTTTGCTCTCATGAATGTTATATGCAAGATTACAACGCAAAAAGGAAAGTCGTTATTCCGCCTAGAAAATGCTTAGTGTGTGGGAAAGAATTTAGCCCTGTACGGCAAAATCAGAAATATTGTTCTCATAAGTGTGCGCGTACTGGATATGTAGACATTAACGCTGTTGAGGAAGATGTAAACTATCCGCCGCGTAAATGTGCGGTGTGCGGGAAAATGTTTAAGCCGTATTCAATTCATACGGATGTTGATGGGATGCATTCGGCAGGGCTATATTTTTGCTCTTTCGAGTGTACTAAAAAATATTATGGGAAAAATTTAGGGAAAAATATGACAATAAAGAAGATGACAGAAGGATTAAAAGAATTATGCTCACTATGAAGGATGATTTGAAATACTTGAAACTTGTTAGAATAAATGGGTTGGGCTTTTGGTATCATCGTGCATCCTGCGAGAAGCATATGGGCAAAAAGCGATGGACGGTTAAAATAACGATACCTTGGGAAAACAGTGATTACATGTTTGAAGCTGATGAATCGGAAGAAGATAGGAGAAAATTCAGGTATTCAATAATAAAAAAACCGCCGCATTTTATTTATTCTGACAGAAAAGACAGGGTAACTAAAGACAACCTTTTCCGATTTGTAAATGATGTTGTAAAATTAAAATGGTTAGATAGAAATAGAATCCGTCAGGTAGTATAATGTGAATATAGCCAGTATTTCTATATAGGGGGTATAGCCATGAAAAAGATTTTATTATTCATTCTGATTTGCTTATTCGGCTTTGGATATGCTGACGCAGAAACGCCAAAAACACTTGCCATTCTAAACATGAATTGCGAAGTCGTTAGAGGTAATTCAGAACGTGAAAAAAGAGATAATGCGCTGAAAAGTCTTTGCTTAACCATGGGAACGGACATGATTGATTATGAGCAGGGACGAAGGGCGGCAATCAATTATGTGACTGATAATCACATCAATGCAGTACGTGGATTGGGGCTAAATGATGCCATTGAACTTGGTAAGAAAGTTGATGCTGATTATGTGGTTCTTGTAAAAGTCTTGGGTGACGCTTACGCACCGGGTGGGATGTTCCATACTTCCATTAAATATAATGCAACCGCTGATTTAAGAATCATTGATGTAAAGGAAGGGAAAGAGATTTTAGACAATTCCGCAAACGCACAAGGAAAAAGAGAAGCGCTCCTTCCGCTTGTTGTTAATTTAGTGGAAACTGTAAAAGCGGATATTAAATCTAAAAGCCTTACTTTCCCAAAGAGGTGAAAATTTCCTGAAAAAGGTGAAAAATGCACGAAGTAACGAATGCTTTAATAGAGTATGATAACTGGCTGTCAGATAAATTTATGCTTGTACCACGAAAAGCCATGAGAAACGCCTATGAGATGGCAAATACTCCTTTTTGGCTTTACATGTATATTTGCGACGAATTTTACGGTGGTCGTGTTCTGATGGATGACGATGGATATAGTTATATCATCCTAGTATCTGATGACATGGCAGAATTGTTCCATGTCACAAGTACGTCTATCAAGTTGGCGATGAAGAAACTACGTGAGAAAAAACTGATAGAGACTGTCAAACATCAGGAATTTATAGGTGGGGTATGGGCGTATCTTTTAGATGATAAAGGAAAGCGCATGCGCTATTACATGTAACTTAAAAGCGGCGATAAATTCGCCGTTTTTTAGTGCGTAAAAAGAAAGTTTATAGTTAAAAAGGTGTTGACACATAGCTAATATGGTGGTATTGTATAGTCATCCGATGAAGAAACCATTTAGGAAAGGAAAAGAGAAATGACTATCACAACAAATGACAAGGACAAAATTGTTTTCATGCAGTTTTTGAAAGAAAGATTGGAAAATAAGGGCTATATGGTTGACGTCGAATTGACTGTAATGCCGTTTTTCGGGGAAGAACCATCAATTTCCATTTTTGACGCCATGGTTCGCGTTGAAGATAGATGGGTTCTTAATTTGAATTTCACTTGCGGCGGCGTGCTGGTCAAGGATGAAAACAATCATTCTATAATCAGATTCGAGCTTAATGCGGCTGACGGCTTTGATTTCATTGTCAATTATTTAGAAATCTATTTTGACAAACTGGCAAAAGAAATTGCTTAAAATCGTTTATAAGGTGTTTGCACGCCGTGGGCATAAAGTTATACTTAATTCGCGTGCAAACGCCTGTAAACTTAAATTAGACACGTTAGAGAGGGAATATAATGGAACACTTTAAGCAGAAAGTTATTGAAAAGATTGATGAGCAGATTATGGATTTGGAAAATATCAAAAACTGCATTAACGGTTGCGATGATGAAAAAGCAGTGCTTAACGCTATTGATGATTTTTCCGTCATGATGAAAATTGACGATGCAGACAGAAATTTTGCAATGGTAAGATTGTACAATTATTGCAAAATCAGAATTGAAAATCGAAAGAAGGATAACAATGATTAGCGCATATGATGTTTGGCACGGCAAAGAATACAAGGATTTAACCATTCACATGAAAGCGGTTTATCAGTTCTTGATGGACAAGCGGAAGAAAGACAGGCTAAAGACAGAATCGAATGAACCATATGTTGTCTATCGAGTGAAAGATATTGCTGAGGATAGCGGAATTTCAAATAGAATGGTTAGAAATGCTATTTATGCCATGAAAAAGCGTGAAATTATCCGCGTTGAAAGGGACAGAAGCAGTCCGAACCTGTATAGAATTGTTTTCACGGGAGAAAAGGATGGATAAATTTAATAGCATTCAAGAATACAAACGATTTAAACATCCATTTCTATTTCCAGTCGAGTTTATTACAAAAGCCAATTTATTTGGAGACTTGACATATTCTGAAAAAATTTTTTACTGCTATCTGCACCATAAATTAGGCGAATGCGGTCTAAAAGATGAAAATGGGATGTATATAACTATTCCCCGTGAAGAGATGGCAGATTTTTTTGAAGTAACGGGTAAGACTATTGGCGTTTGGATGAAAAAGCTAATGGAATATGGGTTGGTTTGCCGAGGACGGAATGGTTTTTTAGATGTTTCCAAAACATATGTTGCGGATTTAGATGAAATAATCGAAGGAGCGACTTAATGAATAAGCGATTCAAGATAACCGATTTTGCGAAGTGTGCCAATTATTCGCCGTATGATTTCGGCGCGTTGCATTCTTACTGGCAATTCCCAACAGCCTTTATCACTCGCAAAGATTTATTCGGAAGTATTACATCGGATGCAAAAATCTTGTATTGCTGGCTCAGAAATAGATTGCAAATTTCTATTAAAAACGAAAAATTTTTAGATGCAAACGGATATTTCATTATTGTCTCACAAAAGGAGATAGCTAGTACATTCTATGTATCTGAAAGAACCGTAAGGAATTGGATGGATAGTCTGAAATCAATCGGCTTAATTCGGACGGAAAATCAGTATTTAGGAAAACCAGCCAAAATTTACATAGGGAATATTGAGAAAATGGTTTCGTTAAGCACTAAAACAGTTGATGAGAATCTTCCTGATGAGGACTATTTTGATGCCGTTTCAGAGGATGCAGATTCAGAAAACGATGCCGATTCGATGAAAATAAATTCCGCAAGGTGCGGAACGCTGTTTCCGCCCTGCACAGAAAGCGGTCGCCGCTCCTATAGTGATAAAGAAAGAATGATAAAGAAATATACTAAAAAAGAATTGTATAAGAAAAAAGGCGGAACGGAAATTCCAAGCAGTGAATGTCTGACAGATACTAAGCCAAAGAGAAAGAATTTTGTCAAGCCATCTATTGATGAGATAAAAACCTATGCCGACGAAAAGGGATACTATAACTTTGATGCCGAACGTTTTTATGACTACTATGAAGCGAACGGCTGGCATTGCGGAAAATCACCGATGAAGGATTGGAAAGCCGCCATGAGAAACTGGATGAGGAATAACAGCAAATGGAAAAACGATTATAGCTCACGATACGCAGATGAGGATGAGAGAGAATCAAAAGAAACCTTACATAGACAGATAGCGGAATTAGAGAAAGCAGGTTACTTGTGATGCAGGATGTACAAAAAATACTTGATGAAATGAGAAAAGCCATGGGGGATAACCTTAAACCAGTGGAAGAGAAGAAGTACAAGTGCTTTCGTTGCCAAGACACAGGGACTATCTTCATTATCGAGGATGGAATTACCAAGGCTATGGATTGCCCTGATTGTAAAGCAAGACGATTAAGCGCTAAGTGGCTGAAAAAGAGCGGTATATCGGTTGCAGATTACGAGAAATACAAACTAGATACTTTTATTGCGGATACGCCGATGGCGAAACAGATGAAAAAAGAAGCCATCGACTTCTTGCAGAAAAAAGATTCTTTGGGTATTGGATTTTTCGGAAAGTCGGGCGGTGGTAAAACGCATATCTGTATTGCAATCTGTCAAGCCTTGAACAAAGAGCATTATTACTGGCAGTACAGGGAAAGAATACAGGAAATCAAAAATGCGATGTATTCGGATGCCAAGACTTACGACCTTTTGGTTAGGCAGGCGAAGGAAGCACCGTGCCTGTATATTGACGATTTATTCAAGGGCGCAGAAACGAACGGAAAACTGTCACAACAGGATTTACAAATCATGTTTGATATTATCAACGCTCGATACATTAAAAGACGTATAACCATTATCTCAAGCGAATTTAAATTCAGGAAAATACTAGATTTAGACGAAGCAATCGGAAGCAGGCTGTATGAAATGATGATGCCCCACGTTGTTGATGTATTGGGGGAAAATAGAAGGTTGCGTAAAAAGTTGAATAGTTGTATAATTGGAGTTAAGTAAAACTTTACAAGCCGCGGAAACAACAGCGGCAATGATGAACTTAAACTGGAAGGTAAACATGAACACAGTAAATCTTTTAGGCACAGTATTCGATACGCCGTCTTTAAAAGGTGGCAAGAAAGTAAAATTTAAACTGACTTGCACACACACGAGAATTTCTGCGGACGGCAATACAGAAAAAATCAAAAACACAATTACATGCATTGCTTTTGGCGATTTTGCTAAGGCAATCGCAGAAAATGTCAAAAAAGGCGAGCTTTGGGAAGTCAGCGGATACTGGGCGGTAACGCCGTTTGTTGGAGCGGATGGAAATAAAACGATTTCCAATGAGCTTGTGGTTACGCTGATTGCAAAGCCACTCAAAATTATAAAGGGGTCTAGGACTGCTTAAAATAGGTCTATTTTCGCTTGCAAGGCGAATTAAGTATAACTTTACCATTTAGCGACAGAAACGGCTATAATGGCTGAAATTTCAAGTTTCGTTTAACACGAGGGATTACATGAAATTGGTTTTCAAGGTTGACGGTCGTTTGCCGGGGCTGAATGAGCTGATTAACGAGGCGCGGAAGAATAGATACTCTAGTGCTTCGCTGAAAAAGACGGCGCAACGACCTTTGGAATTAGTGTTTCGTCGGCAGTCTTGCGGCAGGAAATTGAAGAATCACGCCCTTGTGAACGTTCGTTTTTATGAACCGTTTAACAAGAAGTATCGCCGTGATGATGACAATATTTTTGCTGGTCTTAAATTTATTATGGATGCGTTTACGGCAGTTGGCGTGATTGCCGACGATAATCCTAAATATGTTCACGTCAAGCCAGAAAGAATTAAAGATTGTGAAAAGCCACGAATAGAGATAGATATCGAGGAGGACGAATGAGACGCTTTAAGAAATTATCAGACAATGCGATTATCCCGACGAGAAAGACAAAAAATAGTGCGGCATATGATTTATGCGTACCTAATGGGAAGGAAATCATTATTCATCCGCGGGAGACAGTGAAGTTTGAAAGCGGTATTGCCGCACAAATGAATGACGATGAATTTTTAGCAATTTACGTCCGTTCATCAATCGGAATCAAGAAAAGTCTTATGCTTCCTAACGGGACTGGAATCATTGATAGCGATTATTTCGGAAACAAAGACAATGGCGGAAATATCATTATCGCACTGCATAACTTTGGCGAACAAACAGTGATTTTAGAGCCGAAGCAAAGAGTGGCACAATGCATTTTTCAGAAATATCTGACTGTAGATGATGAAAAAGAAATTACCAATGAACGCACTGGCGGTATAGGGAGTACGGACTAATGAACGACGTTGGTTATGAATACAAAAAGCACCCGATACAGCCGTTTGACGTAATCAAACAATGTTTCTCTTTTGAAGAACGCAAGGGCTTTTATCGAGGAAACGTATTGAAATACATCATGCGGATGAATGATAAAGGGCAAGAAGAAAGCGATGCCCAAAAAGCACTGGCGTATTGCCAAGAACTTGTGAAAGTATACGAAGAAAAGCCGAAGAGGTTTAATCAAGATGAAGTGCAAAAAGTATTATCGCGACATGGAAAAATTCAATGCGTACAAGAAGAGAAGTGCATCCCGATACAGGGAAACGACTAGATTTTATGGTATCGGAACGAAGTATAGCCGATACACAGAAGATGAAGAGAAAATCATATTAGACAGAGGTTACACGGATAGAGAAATAGCAAAACTGCTGAAACGTTCTGTAAATGCAATCCAAAAGAAAAGGCACACATTGACCCATGACCAATCAAGAAGCGTATGAATTTGTCCTTTCCTGCTGGGCTAGAGAGCAGGCATATACCAAGCTCACAGAAAATCTAATGGAAGAAATTGTGAAAGATTGCAATGAACATAAGCCTGCCAATGAAATCTTGCCGAAAGCGATTAGATGCATAGCGGCTGGTACAGGAAATGTTGTATTTGCAAGACAATGTTTAGACAATTTACGAAAGGTAACAGATGGAACTTGAAACGATTGAAAAAACACTAAAAACTTGCCCATTTTGCGGAAGTCACAATGTGAGAGTAAACGGCGTTATCTTTCCTAGTGCCGCATGTGAAGATTGCAAGTGCTACGGTCCGGTGGGTTTTTCAAAAGAAGATGCCGTCAATAAATGGAATAAAATGGTAAATAATCGAGAAGATGCACAGACATTTGAAATTGTTGTAACGAAGGATAAGCATGTGGAAGTATGAAAGCAGAAAATCTCAATGTTAAGATGATGCCGATTGATGACTTAATACCGTATGATAAGAACCCGCGAATTAACGAAAATGCGGTATATTCAGTCGCTGAATCCATCAACGAATTTGGGTTTAAAGTACCTATCGTTGTTGATAAAAACAATGTAATCATCAATGGACACACAAGATTAAAAGCGGCGCGGTCTTTAGGTATAGAGAAGGTGCCAGTTGTTATTGCCGATGATTTAACGCCCGAGCAAGCGAAGGCGTTTCGCCTAGCTGATAACATGACCGCACAGCTAAGCGGGTGGGACATGGATTTACTGAAAGACGAAATGAACGATTTAGCTGATGAATTTGATATGGGACGTTTCGGATTTCCTGACATGGATTTTGAAGAATCGGAAGATGATTTAGCTAACGAACTGAAAGACAAGGACGAAAGCGATGATTTACCAACTCAATACAAGGTTGTCATATCCTGTAAGGACAAGGATGAACAGGAAGTTATTTTAAGCAAGATGAAAACCCAAGGATACGACTGCCAGCCTGTAAGTTTTAAGTAAGGAGCGTACCAATGGGAAAGACTTTTTCGGATTATACCCCGGATGAGCGAAGAGCTTTAGGGATGAGGGGCGGAAATAGGCGATGGGAGATTGATGAAAAAAGGAAAACGCTAAGAACGCTTGCCGAAGAATACGGAAGAAGCAAAATTAAGAATCAAAGAATCATACAAATGTTGAGAGAAAGCGGAATTGACCCCAAGGACGCCATTCAAGACATGTTGCTGATTTTGCAGTGTTTTAATCAAATTTCTAAAGGAAACCCAAAGTGGGCGGAAATCTATCTGAAAATAAGGCAGGAATCTAACCCTGACTTTATGGAATTAAGACGGACAGAGCTGAAATTAAAGAAGGCAGAGCTTAAATTGAAAGAGAAACTTGCAGAAAAGCAATTAGCCGAAAGCGAAAGTGAAGAAGGCACCAAGCCACAAGTTATTTTATATATGCCGAACAAAGAATAGGAGAAAACATCATGAATGAGCATTTTTCAAAACAAACATTAGTCGATGAAATCGCTAAAGAAAATGGGCTTGTCAAGGCTGAAACAGAAAAGATTGTCAATCTTTTTATTGAAAAAATCAAAGAACATTTAAGAAATGGCGACAAAGTAACAATTCCAAAATTTGCGGCGTTCAACACTAAAATTGTAAAGGAACGCTCGTATAAGATTAACGGAAAAGAGTATACGAAACCTGCTAATATTAAGTTTACTGCCAAAATGTCAAAGTTTAATACAAAGGAAATCCAGCAATAATAGAAAGCCAGTAAAAGACAGACACAATGCCTGTCTTTTTTATTTGAGGTGAGAATTGAATCCAATCATACTTAAACCGCAGGAGGGACCGCAAGAGCGTTTCCTAGCGACAAGTGCGGATATATGCATATTTGGCGGTTCCGCGGGCGGGGGAAAAAGTTTTGCCTTGTTGTTAGAGCCGCTCCGATATATGGACGTGGAAGGGTATAAGGCGGTCGTTTTCCGACAGAATTATACGCAGATAATGGCGGCGGGCGGTCTATGGGATGAATCCTCTAAAATGTACCGACTGCTTCCTAATGCGGTTGCCACCATGTCACCAAAGGCACACTGGACGTTTGGTGGAAAAGCGGTTATCAACTTTGATTACCTCGCAAGAGATGACGATGTTTACAAATGGCAAGGCTCACAAATTTGCTTTATCGGGTTCGATGAATTAACACATTTTAGCGAAAAGCAATTCTTTTATATGCTATCCCGTAACCGTTCAACATGCGGCGTCAAACCATATGTCAGAGCGACATGTAACCCTGATGCCGATTCATGGGTGGCTAAATTTATAGCATGGTGGATAGACCCTGAAACAGGATACCCGATTAAAGAGAGGAGCGGCGTAAAGCGCTATTTTACCCGTGTGGATGATACGGTGATTTGGGGCGACACTGCCGAAGAGTGTGCTGAAAAAAGCGGCGTCGATATAAGTTTATGCAAATCCGTTACTTTTATCGCGTCATCCATTCATGATAATAAAGCGTTATTAGCGGCTGACCCGAGCTATTTAGCATCTCTGAACGCATTGTCTCTTGTTGAACGGGAAAGACTTCTAAACGGGAATTGGAAGATTAAACCCGCGGCTGGATTATATTTTCCGAGGAATGGAATACGAATTGTCAAGACTATCCCTGATAAACTGCTTACGTCTGTTCGTGCATGGGATTTAGCGGCAACTGAAATCACAACATCAAACAAAGACCCTGACAGAACTTGCGGGACGTTATGGGGACGTATGAGAAACGGGCAGTATATCATCCTTGACGGCATTCGCGTGGCTAAAAATGCGGCAAATGTACGGGATTTAATCGTATCAACTGCTAGGCAGGATAAAACCATGTATGGGACAAGCAGGATATTCATTCCACAAGACCCCGGACAAGCAGGGAAAGACCAGTCTAGGAGCTATGCCAAGATTTTAACAGGATATTCGTTCATATCTAATCCAGTAACAGGAAATAAAATTACTCGTGCTGAACCTATGGCGGCGCAATGGCAGAACGGGAATATTTATATGCTTGAAGGGGAATGGAACAAGCCGTATTTAGATGAAATGGATGGGTTTCCTGATTTATTACATGATGACTATGTTGATTCATCGTCTGATGGTTTCCGTATTGTTTCCAATTATTCCGCATGGGGAGGGTTGACCAGGTGACAGTCGAAGATTTCTTTAAGTACACCATGTATGAAAACAATCTCTTAAAAGCCATGAAAGCAGAAAAGTCCGTAAATAAGAGCAATATCAAAGAAATTCGCACGATTAAAGGAAGTTTTGAAGAGGACGAAATGAAAGACATTCTATGCAGGATAGAAGAAAAACTCTCGAGGCGGGAAAGAGATATAGTTTCACAAATCAACTTGATTATGACGTTACAACGGTATGCATTGGGACTTATATCCATGCTTGAAAGAAGTGACGACAAAACCGTCATGCATGAGCGGTATATTTTAGGGCATCAATGGGAAGATGTGGCAGAAAACACTCATTGGTCGATTTCTCAAGTGTACAACATTCACAGGCGCGCTATGGATGAAATTAAAAGCCGTGTAAAAGAATTGCCGATAGAAATACAAGAAAAAATAAAAGCATGAATATCTGTAGTAATTTATAGATTGACGTATGCTATAGTGATGATAAGAAATTTACGAAAGGCACGATATGGGAAAGAAAAAGAAAACTTTACGAAGTGACGGCTTTGTGAACGCCTTTACTGGGCAGGGCGTAAAATCTCGTGACCCGTTCGCGTCATACAGTGTGGATAGTGAAATACCGCTTTATGATAAAGAAATCGACAACCTTTATACATACAACGGGATTGCTAGAAAAATCGTAGAGATTCCAGCAGACGACGCGGTATCGGAAGGATTTAAACTCATAAACGGTTCAGACGAGATAGAACAATCTAAAGCCGTTATGTCAGAGCTTGAAGATATAAAATGGGACAATAAATTCAGTGAAGCACTGTCATGGGAAAGAGCGATGGGCGGTTCGGCTATTCTTATGATGATTAACGATGGGCGGCGGTTCGATGAACCGTTAGACATTAAATCAGCAGACAGGGTAGAACGCCTAGACGTTTATTCAAAACAAGATATTTCAACAACGGGGAGTTATTATTCTGACCCGAACGACCCGAAGTACGGCAGACCGTACATGTACACCCTTATAAATGAATATGGGAACTCTATAAACGTACATGAAAGCAGGCTGCTCCTCTTTCGAGGCGGAAGAATTTCAAAAGAAGAGCGCCGATACAGAGATGGATGGGGCGGCACCGTGTTTGATGTGATTCAACGCCGTCTTATACAGTATGAAACCTCAATGAACCTTTCCCTTGCGGCACTTTCCCGCCTTTCGCAATCCATGCTTAAACTTAATGGGTTGGCGGATATTCTTTCCAGTGATGGCGGCGAAGAAATCATACAAAAACGCTTACAGGCGATTGATATGGCTAGGCACTTTTTGAATACCATAGCCATTGATTCTGCTGATGATTATCAGCAATATGCATTGCCATTGGGCGGTATACCTCAAATTTCAGAAGAGTTTGAAGTTGCATTAGCCGCCGCAACGAATATACCAGTCACTATACTGTTTGGGCGTTCCCCTGCTGGGCTAAACGCCACAGGAAGAAGCGATTTTGAGCAGTATTACAAAATGGTAAATCGGATTCAGACACGGAACATGAAACCGCAGTTATCGCGGCTTATATCCATTCTGAACCAATTAAAAGGGTTAAATCTTCCCGAAAAATACACTATAGAATTTAATCCGCTTTGGACGATGAGCGAGCCGGAAAAAGCATCCGTAAAACAGACGAAAGTCAACACCGAGGCGGCGAAGATTAACGCCGTGAATACTCTTGTAAGTTCAGAGATTATCACAAAAGAAGAGGCAAGAAAAATTCTCTCCGAAATTATGAGCGAGGTGAAATAAAATACAACGATTCGATACATATGCGTTTCAAGCGCAAAGAACAGGTGAGGGGTATATCGAAGATTCACCGATTGTTGGGAGAACGGGGGTACTCCTCTATCAAAACTTTGATGGAAGTGTGAGACGCGAGTATAGACCACCCGAAGAGGCGTTCAATGAGCAAAGTCTCATGTCTCTTAAAGGAAAGCCAATTACCATTGGACACAAGGGCGTTGTCAATTCGCAGAATATTGACGCACTTCATCCAGTGGGGACGGTTTTATCCAAAGGCAGAAAAGATGATAACAACATCGTGGCAGACATAATTTTATACACTTTGCCGACCGAGGATAGAGAGCTTTCCTGCGGGTACACACTCGACCTTGATGAAACATCGGGCGTAACACCTGACGGCGAACATTATGACGCAGTACAGAGAAACATTAGGTATAACCATTTAGCTATAGTACACCGAGGAAGGGCTGGCGTATCAAGGCTGAACATGGATGGCGACCAAGTTATAGAAGATTCCAATAAGGAGGACGAAATGGTAAAAATTCGTATTGACAGTGGTTTAGAGTATGAAACCGCGCCGGAAGTTAAGGTATATGCTGAAAGATTAGCACAGGAAAATCAAGACCTGAAATCGGAAATGGCGGCTAAAGATAAACGCGCTGATGAAGATTTAAAAACTATTAAAGCAGAAATGGCAGAAAAGCAAAAAGCAACCGATGAAGAAATTTCTTCTCTCAAAGCTGAAATCGAAAAGCTGAAAGCAGGAAAGAAGGAAAAAGAAGCCGAAGCTGATGAGGCTAAAAAAGATTGCGAAGCGGCAAAGGCTGAACTTAAAAAGGCTAAGCAGGATTCTTCCACCTTACAGGCTAAATGCGATTCTGCGGAAGCCGACGTGAAGAAATTAAAAGAAGAAGCAGAAAAGAAAGACGCAGAATTTAAGGCTAATTTTGATTCTGCCGTAAAAGAACGTATCGAAATGCTTTCCATTGCGAAAGCCCATAACATTGAAAAAGCTGATGGAATGAACGCGCATGACATTAAAGTGGCAGTCATTAAGTCCGTTCGCGGCGATTCATTTGACCTTGAAGGAAAAGACGATAACTATATCAACGTCTGCTATGACCTTTGCAAAGATGATGAAACAAAGAAGCATGATGATGGCATGAGCGCACAGCGTCAGCAGTTTGGTAAACAGAACGACAGAAAAGATTCTGATGATTCTGATGAATTATCCGTCGAAGAACTCGAAAAACGTCTTAGAAAAGACGAAAGTGAATTATACCTGAAGGAGGTTAAATAATGGCACAAGCTAAACCGTTCACTTGGTATGGTGAAGATGCACCCGCGTTTAAAGGACAACTTGCAGATACCACCGCCCATGTAATTGATTCTTTTGCGTCCGAAGGCGGCGTTGAGCCGGGTACTCTTGTTATGAGAGGCACTGATACCGCGAAACAGGTAAAACAGATTAAAGCTGATACTGATTCTGCGAAGGCTATCGGTATTGCGGTACATGTTCATAAAGAACCGGAAACCCCGTATTACCCGACTGGCTATTCTGTACCAGTTATTACCTTTGGCGACGTTTATGTCGAAGCTGGCGCAGATGTAAAAGCTGGCGATACCGTGGCAATCAAGACCGACGGCGACCATGTTGATTATGTCGTAGCTACCGGGGAAACCTCGGATACCGTAAAGGCACTGACCGGGTTTACTTACCTTGATTCTGTATCAAAAGGCGAAATCGTAAGAGTTCGCGTTCGTCAATAGTCAATAAAGGAAAGGACAATAAATGAAAAACATCAATTTAGATGATGCACGTATTTTAAAGAATACGAACCTTGATGCGGATGAATCCGCATTCTTAACTAGACAGCTTACCTACGTTCGTAAGAAGGCATTACAGGTAAAGAAAGCACCGCTCAATGCTTTCACTGTATTCCCTGTAATGACCGATGTACCAGCAGGCGCAGAAACCGCCGTACAGCGCATTTATGATTCCGTCGGCATGGCAGAAGTCATCTCTAACTATGGTGACGACCTGAAACGTGTTGACCTCGTGGCTAAGGAAAACGCGGTTCGCGTTGTAACCGTCGGCGACGCTTATGGTTATAGCTATAAGGAACTGCGCAATGCGATGTTCTCCAACATGAACCTTGACGCAATGAAAGCATCCGCCGCACGCCGCGGGATTGACGCAAAGTTAAACCGCATTGCATGGCATGGCGATTCCGCACACAACGTTATCGGGTTCTTAAACAACGATAACATTACCGCATTCTCACTTCCGGCGGATGGCACGTCCAATGCGACCGAGCTTTCCAAAAAGACCGAAGAAAACGTCATCCGAGACATGAATGATTTCATCGAATCCATTCCGGAACAGACCAAACAGGTGGAACAGGCGAACACGGTACTCCTTGCACCAAAGGCGTATAACCACCTTGCGACCACCCGTCTGAAAGATTCAGACCGTACTATCCTCGAATTTTTACAGGGCGTACACCCGGAAATCATTCGCTGGATGAAAATTGGTGAGCTTGAAAAGGCAGATAACGGCAAAGACGTAATGATTGCGGGCAACTTCATTCCTGAATACATCAAGTTTGAAATCCCGAACAGATTCACGCAGATGCCTGTTCAGCCGAACAATCTTGAATACAAAGTGCCGTGCCTGTCAGAAGCCATTGGCGTATCCATTACAATGCCGCTCGCGTTCGCAAAGGCTAGTGGCTGCTGATGAAAGTTATTAACAGAACATCTCATCTTATCATTGCTGGTGGTGTACTCCTCGTACCGAGTACACCGACCGAATGCGATTTTGCTGAAATGAAAAAGACTTATCCGAAACTGGCAGAAGAAGAGCGGGCGGGCAGGATTCAAATTGTCAGTGAAGAAACGGCTAAAATCGAAGCAGAAGAAGTGGAACAAAAGACAGTGAAAGAATTAAAAGAATACGCAGACCGCAAGGGCATTAACCTTGATGGATGCAAAAATAAGGCGGATATTCTGAACGCCATTAAAGTTAGCGAGGGTTAAAATGTATGATACCGAGAAACTCCTTGACCTTGCACCTGAATTAAACGGACTGGACGAGGGGACATTGCAGATGGGATTTGAAACCGCATCGGTATTTGTCAGTCGTAAACAGTTTGGCAAGGCATACGATTTGGCACTTATATATTTAACCGCGCACTTATTAACGCTTAGAAAATTATCCATGAGCGAGGGCGCGTCAAGCGGCGGCGTTACAAAAGAGGTAACGTCAGAACACGAGGGCGCGCTATCCCGTTCCTATGGTACATCCCTTTCGAGCGATGCTTTTTTGGCAAAAACGATATACGGTATTATGTTTGAACGGCTTAAACGTCGGGTGATTATACCTGTGCTTACAAGAATGGGGTAGTGATACATGGCATGGTTTAGGAAATCCTATACTGTACAAAGAACGTATAGGGACAAAACAACCGAAGATGTCACCATCATTGCTGATGTTCAACCGTCAAATGATACGAGCATAAGCCCTGTTGGTACGACTGACAGGGCTATTCGTATCTATACAAACGATGAGATATTTCCATCCAATCAGCCGCCAAGTCAGGCGGTAAAAAAAGATATTATCACCTACCAAGGGGAAGAATATAAAGTCACCAAAGTGGAAAAGTATGATGGCGGTATTATCAGTCACTTTGAGGGGACGGCAGTGCATTATGATTTGCAGTCTATCGTCGTTTATAAGCCCATACGGAAGCCCGACGGTCAAGGTGGGTATAAGAGTACCCTAGAAACGCTGGGCGCGTTAAAAGCGAAAATAAATCAACCGTCGATGAGCATGACTGGCGGAGAGACAGGCTCGAAAGAAAGCATGGTTCAGCAAATTATTATAGATGACGAATTAGAGGGACTGGATACATCTTGCCAAGTTGAATACAAGGGCGAAATGTTTGAAATACTCTATATAGACCGTTCAAAGTACGACGTATTGACGCTTTCAATGCAGAAACAGGTCAACCGTGGCTAAAATCATATTGGACGATTATTCGCTTTCAAAATACGTTGAAGAAACCACCAAGAGATTGGATTCTGCTTGTGAAAAAGCAGTAAAGGATACCTGCGAAGATATACAGAGAATGGCGAAACAGCTTGCCCCTGTCAGGTCGGGTAAATTAAGAAATTCAATCAAAACAAAGGTGGAAGGGATGAAAGGCGAAGTGTATTCCGATGTTTCTTATGCGGGATATGTGGAAAACGGAACAAGAAAAATGAGGGCAAGACCTTTTTTAAGACCTGCATACGATGCCTGTATAAAAGAACTTATGAGTAGAGTGGTGAAGAATTTATGAATATACGGATACCGCTTAATGAATTTCAAAAATCGTTATATCAGTTACTCTCAAAAGGGCAGTCAGTCCCTGTGTACGACAGGATTCCCGATGAGCAGATAACATTGCCATACATATGGTTAGGGATGATGCAGGACGTTCCTATTGATGAAAATAAGACATTTTTCACACACTCTATTACTCAATATATTCATGTTTTCTCTAATTCCCAAGGGAAAAAAGAAATGAGCGAGATTATGAATGATATAATTTATCTCATTTCCGCTTACGATTTACCGATGGAACACAATCGCCTGATTGAAAGCGAGCTTTCAACCGTCACGGCAAATGGTGAGGAATACCAAGAAGGAATGACGGGTTATCATGGGATAATTGTTTATAAATTTAAGATACAACAGGAGGACTAAATGGCATTAACGCAAGAACAATTAGATGCACTTCCGAAATATAAAAATACCGCCCAAGCAGTCGCAGGCAAGGACGTTATTATTTATGTGGCGGCGCAGGCTAATCCTTATGAATGGGTTTTAATCGGCGGTCAGCAAAATTCCCCTATTGCCGAAAAGGCTGATTCTATTGATGCAACGGACAAGACCACCGGGAATTACTCTAAAAAACTGGCGGGGCTTCATAGCTGGTCAATTTCCTTTAGCGGTTTATGGGTATTAGGCGATGAAGGAATTGAGATTTGCCATAATCGCTTCATCAATGATGAACCCGCATTATTCCGTATTGAGTATGCGGACGGTTCCTATAGACAAGGATGGGGTACGATTACCGCTTTCTCTGATGACAACGCACACAAAAACGCGCTTTCTGTCAAGATGACAATCGAAGGAAATGGCGAACTTTCTAGCATGGTTACACCGCCAACACCGACGGCAACTTCGCCGACTATTTCTGCTAGTGCGTCTAAAGACGCCACCGTTAAATTTAACACGGCAGATATCGCAATCCGTGCGTTGAAAGATGAGAGCGGGATTTCTCTTGAGTACGATGTGGATTATGATTTAGTGGGTGACACATTGACGGTCAAGAAGGAATATTTATCTAAAATCAAGCAGGCAACCACGCTTACCGCGAAATTTGCAAACAAAGTGGACATTGCGATTTCTGTTACTGCTGGGTAACAATATGGGAACCTGTAATTGGGTTCCCGTTTTTATTTAGGAGAAGAATAATGAGACAAGAAACTATTTTCAAGATTGGCGGAAAAGATTATAAATTTGTTCTTACCATCGGTGCATTCGTTCCAATGGAAAAGGAACTGGGGAAGTCGCTCCTTGCTTTGCTGAATCCGGCAGAGGGAAAGTTTACCGAAGCAATGACCGTGGAAAACATGAAAACTATTCTCAAATATGGCTTGCAGGGGATTAAAAGAGATGACGATACAGTCTATGACTTAATGGATAAATTCATCGAAGATGGCAATACCATTGATATGCTGGCAGGAAAGGTTTTAGAAGCGGTATTGCTTAAATCGGATTTTTTTCTTCCAAGGGCGGCAAAGGTGAAGGCAGAAAAATAGAATCTCTTACGGAATGGGTTGAACTGTCTGAACCATTCGCCTATGGGTATTTGGGATTAAGACCATGGGAGTTTGAAAAAATGACCATGGGAGAATATCTGTCTGTCAGCGATGCATATAGTAAAAAAATGCAGTCGGACGATAGGCGAATGGCGTATTTTACCGCATGGATGCTTACACCGTACAGCGAAGATTTGAATAAAACCTATCAAACCATCTATTATGGATTGCACCCGGATGATAAACCGTTACCCGAAGAAGAGAAAGAACAATTCTGCGAAATGTTTAACGTATGAGGAGATAACAAATGGCTGATGACTTAAAGTTACATGGCGAAATTGAGATTGATACCAAAAAAGCCAATGAAGCCTTTAGCGAATTAGAGGGCAAAGTCAAAAAAACGTTTGATGTTTCCCCTTTATCCGCGTTTGAATCCTCTCTAGGCGGCGTAAACGGGAAAATCTCTAGTCTTTTTGGCACATTCTCTAAAATATCTGCGCTTGCGGCAGGTGGATTTGGGCTTACCGCCATGGTGCAGGGCGCAACACAAGCGGGCGAGAATTTATACCAGCTTTCCAATAGATTTGGCATGACCGTCGGGGAAGCGGCAACTTTCAACAGGATTTTGAGTAGCACCGGCGCGGACGCTATGACCGCCGCACGAGCTTTAGGCAGATTGGATAGCACATTAGCGTCCTCGGGAAAGAGCGGCGATAGAGCAAAAGCAACATTAGACGCAGTTGGCGTAAAGCTGACGGATACCGAAGGGCGGTTACTTCCTTTTAATGACCAATTAAAGGCTATGGCAGAGGGGTACGAAAAAGCCGAAAAAGCAGGTGCCGGGCAGGAATTTGTACTCAATACGTTGGGCATACGAGGCATGGCGTTAGTTGGTACGTTAAAGCAGTATAACGAAGTAGCTAAAATCGCAACATCCATCAAGGGCGTTGGGCTGGATGCTAATCAAATGCATGAGCTTAGCAGACAGATTCAGCAGGTAAACATGCAATTTGGCAGCTTAAAATTGGTAGCTGGCGTTGCACTTGCGCCTATTGCGCACGAACTGTTAAATGAAGTTATTCCCGCCTTGCAGAATTTAGCAAAATGGATTGGCGAAAACAAAGAAGATGTGGTGGCGTACACAAAGACTATTGTTGAGCTGATTGCCATTTATGAGGGGTTAAAACTTGCGGCGAAAGCGTATGAGAGCATTAGCGTATTCAAAAAGAATATAGAGGATGCGTATGCCGCGGTTAAAGCCGTTGCGGAGGCAGAATCAGAAAAACAGGCAACCGTAAAAGAATCATCTTTGGAAATGGAAGCGGATGCAGAACGTGTGGGCGAAACCATGACGGGTGCATTTGAAGATAGCGAGCAGGCGGCTGATAAGTTTGGCGCGACCGCGACGGCACAGGCTAAAAAAGTGGCAAGCGAGGCGACCGTTTCCGCTAATACGGTAAAGACGCAATACGTGGAAGCATACACGGCGGCGCAGGGGAAAGTGGCAGAAACGACCGCGACAACGGCAGGATTAACCGCAGTCACAGAGGCGGCAGGGAATGCGTCTATTGTCGCAGGAGAAAAAACCGTTGCGGCGTCAGTATCAGCGACCGCAAAGGTTCAGGTATTGACAAAGGCGGTATTTGCGCTTGCAGGCGGATGGATTGGCGTTGCAGTTGCCATAGGCGAGGCGGCAGTAAGTCTTTATAATTTTTATGAAGAAGAAAAGAAGAAAGCCGCGTCTGAAAAAGTTTATACATACAATGGGAAAGAGTATCAGTACGATGAAAAAGACCATACCATGCTTGAATTGCGGAATGGTGTTAGACGAAATGTATATGATAAGAATGAAAATAACGCCGCCTATGAAGCCGCCGTTCAGCAGGGGTTAAAGCTGGATGAAAATGGCAGGATTATAAAAGATAATGAGGATGCAACAAAAAAGAATACAGAAGCATTAGACAATTTCACAAACCAGTACCAAGATATTATGGACAAGATAATGGCAGTTGGGGAATCAGACAGTGAAGGAAAAACGTCAAAAGGTTCATCCGCGTCATCCACTAAAACAGAAAAAGTGGAAAAGAATAACGAACAACAAGAGGGTGAATCTAATGCCATGTACGCCATGAGATACCTGATAGGTAACGGGTTCACCAAAGAACAAGCCGCAGGAATTGTCGGGAATCTCATGCAGGAAAGCGGCGGCGGTACGTTTGATTTAGACATAAATGCAATCAACGGAGGAGCGCAGGGGATAGCACAATGGCAAGATAGCAGACTAACCGATTTAAGAAATTTTCAAAGAGATAGATTTAATGGCGAGGATACGCTGGATAGCCAGTTGGCTTTCCTTGTCTATGAAATGCAGGACAATGAAAAAGGCGCATATAATCAAATCAAGGGTACTAACAACGCAAGAGATGCCGCTTATGCGACAGATAAGTATTATGAACGTTCGGCGGGTACAGAACGCGGCAAACGGATGGACTATGCGGAAGAGGCATACAGTGCGTTTACAGGTGAATTTGGTGAATACGACGCCAGCGGCGCAAAAGGTGTTATAGACCGTCAGAAACAGATAGATAACGCTAAAAAGCAGTTAGAGGATTTAGAAAAAAGCCTTGATACATCCACCAAAGAAGTAACCGCCACCCAGTACGAAAATCAGATGCAGAAACTTGACACAGAAATAGAAGATAAGAAGAAAGAGATTAAAAACATTAAAGAAGTTACTGATGACATAGATACATCCAAAGCCGAAAAAATGCTTGAAACGTATAAAAATGCCAAGATTGATGAAATTAACAAAGAATGGGCTGAATCTTTAGAAAAAGTTAAAGAGAAAACAACACAGGTTACTGCCGAAGCCACCAGTGATTACAAGACGCTGGCGCAAATCCAGTACGAAAACACGGTCAAGCAAGCGGAAAGAGACGAAGAAGAGCAAATTAAGAAACTGTCCCGTTACAAAGACGATGTGGAAGCAAAAAAAGTCGCAGAAGATGAAAAGACCGCCAAAGTGCTTGCGGCGACCAAGGAAAGAGAGCAGGCGATTAGAGATGCCTTTGAAAGAACAGCAAACGCAAGAATTAACGATGGCGATGAACAGGCATTAACTGAATTGCTTAATTCACAAGATGGGAAAGATTACTTTGATTGGCAGTCCAAGAAATCGGAAATGCAGGAGTATTACGACGAATGGAAAAAGTCTCATTTAAGTGTTGAGGATATTATTACTCAAACGTCTAAGACGATGCAGTCAAACCTTGATACCTTCTTCCAAGATGCTTTCATCGGCACAAAGTCGCTTATGGATTCTGTCTATAGCCTAGTATCTAATCTCTTTAAGTCTATCCTTTCACAGTTTACGCAAAAATGGTCAGCGCAGATTACAACGTCTATACTGGGCGGATTAACTGGAAAGAACGAAAAAAGTACCAATGGAAAGAATACCATTGGTTCAACCGTAACAAATGCAGTTGGTTCTAAGGCAGTCAGCGCAGGTGTCAATGCAGTCGGCGGATTGTTTAGCGGCGGCAAAAATAACAAAGGATTAGATTTCAAATCAGCGACAAAATCACTCAATGCGTTCGATAAAGCCACCAAGAGAATTACAGATTCCTTTAAGATTGGCGATACGGGCGTTAAGAGCTTAACCGATACCATGAGCATAGGCACGGAAGTAAAGACCGTAGAAAACACGGTAACAAATGTCATGGGTGCAACCACAAAGCCAGCAGAGGCGGGTATAACAGAGGCGGCAACCAGTGCTATGAGCCAATTAACCAGTGCGGCGATTAGCGCGTCCATTGCTTTAAATTCCGTCAAAGTAGGTGGGTTAGGTTTCGCGTCCGGCGGTGCGATAAGCGGAATTGGAACGTCCACCAGCGATTCCATTCCGGCGATGCTTTCTGATGGCGAGTTTGTGTTAAGAGCAGAGGCAGTCAACAGAATAGGCGTGCCAACATTGAACGCATTAAATGAGGGCAGGATAAAGCACTTTTCAGCGGGCGGCGTGGTAAGTTCTGTAAGTTCAGTCGGCGGTACAATCGGCGGCGCGGTATCTATCAATATTTCAGCGATTGACGGAAATTCAGTTCGTTCCTTCCTGAAACGCGGTGGGCTGAAAGAAATCAAGCAAGGCTTATTCAGCGATACTAGAAATTTCGCCACAAAAGCGGGGGTATGGTGATGAGAACATTTCCTGATATACGTAAATTTGCGTGGAAGTCCACCAAGGAAACGGCATGGCAGACCACTATCGCCACAGCAGGTAGCGGTCGATGCCGCACATTGACTAATCGGAAATATCCAAAATGGACAATCGTGACAAAGTTTCAAACACTCACGGACGATGAGAAGAATATCATGTTCGGGTTTATCAATCAGATAAAAGGTGCGTATGAACCATTCTTTTTCCTAGACCCGGAAGATAACAAAGAAACCAACATACCGCTTCCTTCTTTAGGAACAAACCAGTATCAATGCGTCATGAAAATGGGCGACTATGTGCAACCTGTTTATAAAGTAACGGATTTACATGTATTCGTGGATGGCGTGGAATTACCGAAAACTGATTATATTGAATCGGGCGGCGTCATCCAGTTAAGGGTGGCGCAAATTGGTAAAATAACCGCGTCTTATACGTATTATTGGAAAGTCATTATGAAGAACGATGGGTTTAAGATAACTGCCATTTTCAAGAACATCAATCAATCGGATAATCTGACATTGGAGACAGTGGAATGAAGAACGTAACCAGCGCATTAGAAAATTATCTTCTAACGCAGAGAAACATACAGGCATGTGACATATACGAATTGGTATTGCATAACGGACACCATTACTACTATGCAGATATGGATGCAGACATAACGTATAACTCGAAAGTATACCGCCATGACGGGCTGATGTTTGAACGGGAACAGGTACAGCTGAACTCAACCGTTGTGGTGGATACAATGAGTATCACCATAAAAGGCGGGAAGAATGATAACCTTGAGGGCATGTCATTTGTTAAGGCAGTACATACTGGCGTTCTCGACAGGGCGAAATTGTATTTGCGAAGATGCTTTTTTAGGGATAGCCAAATCATCGGGTGTATTGACCTTTTCGGCGGATTGACGGAAGTCACAAGCGCGGGCGGTTTAGTCGTATCTCTTGACGTAAAGGCGGAAACCAGCGGACTGAATATGGAATTTCCAATACGGAAATATTACCCGCAAGGTTCATTCTCTACCGACAAGGACGGTATTGTTACCATTAAAGACAGTGATGATATAGCCGTTGTTGCGCCTTTTAAACCGCAGAAAGAAGTCTTATTGTGACAAATGGGGAAAAGATAGCGAAAGCCGCTTTATCATGGTTAGGAACGCCGCATGTCAACATGGCAAAGTCTAAAGGGCATGGGGTGGACTGCGGGATGCTCCTTATAGGTTCGTTGGAAGATGCCGGACTGATGCAGAAAGATTCCTATCATATTGAACCGTATTCAAATGAATGGGCGTTACATAGAAGCGATGAATGGTTTTTAAACTATGTGAAAGCGAAATGTGACAAAGTGGAAACTATGGATACGGGCGATTTTCTGCTTTACCAGTACGGCAGATGCATTTCTCACGGCGGCATTTACATCGGCGATAATATTTTGTGTCATGCCATGGTTGATGAGGGTGTGATTTTATCTGAATTGAATGACGTTATGTTTTTAGATGCCAAAGGGAAATCACGGCTTAGAGGAATTTATAGGTTTAGGGGGTAGTCATGGGCTTTTTCAAGGGGCATAACACAACAATACGCTCTAATAAAATCAGCGATTTTAGTGTTGGCACGGCAGAATACGGCAGTCCGGTTATGGAAATCTTAGGGACAACTAGGGTAACTGGCAATGTGATTTATTATGATGACTTTACCGCGCACGAACACAGGGAAACACAGAGAAGCGGAAAGGGCGGGCGAAGCAAGACAACCACCATAACATATACCTATACCGTGGCTTGCATTATGGGATTGTGCGAAGGCGAAATCAGCGGGATTGGTAAGATTTGGAAGGATAAAGATGTTTACATCTATCCTAACTCATCATTGGGATTAACAGCTTTTGTCGGTTCAGCAAATCAGAAGCCATGGGCGTACCTGACCTCTAAACATCCTGACAAGGCACTTTCTTATAATGGGCTTGCTTATGTGGCAGGCGTCATTGATTTAGGGGATAGTGCGTCTTTTCCTAACTATAATTTTGAAGTCAAGGGGAAATTGCTTGATGCTGGCGATGGAATTGACGTAAACCCTGCTGATTATATCCGATTCGTATTGGATAAAGTCGGCTTAGGGAATGTACAGATTGACGGATTAGATAATTATAGGAGCTATTGTCGCAATGCTGATATGCTGATTTCCACGCCATCCGATGAAACCAGTGCAAAAAGTGCGCGCGAAATCATTAACGAAATCGCAACCATCACTAATGCCTATATGTTTTGGTCGAATGATAGATTCAAGATTGTTCCTTTGGAAGATAGACCTGTCGGCGGGTGGATGCCGAATAAGACAATCACATATGATTTAACCAGTGATGACTTCTTGCCGCAGGATAACGGTGCATTAGTCACCTATGCGAGAAAAGATTCCAGTGAAGTATATAATCAATTTCCAGTGGAGTTCCTTTCTAGGGATAATGCTTACGAGACGGAAACCGTCGCTTATGAATTAACGGATGATATTAAGAAATATGGGCTTAGACAATCAGACACAATACAGGCACATTATCTGTATAAGAAATCACGCGCGGTTAGATTAGCGGAACAGCTCGCCCGCAATGCAAAGTACGGAAGAAACCAGTATACATTTAAACTTGACTGGGCTTTTTGCCGACTGGAGGTTGGCGATTTAGTTACCCTGACAGATGAAACCTGCGGATTAGACCATCAACCAGCTATTATAAACAGTGTAACCGAGGATGCCGATGGGCTTTTAGAATTGACTGCTATCTCCCGTCCGCCAATGGATGTGACCGAAGCAAAGTATAATGTACACGAAACAGAAAGACCGTTCGTGGACTTTAATATGGAAGCGCCTAACACGTTGCCTGTTATCTTTCAGCCGCCTGTAGATATAACAACAACTGGGAATGAGGTTTGGATTGCGGGTAAGGGTGTGAACACGTCATGGGGTGGATGCTATATTTATGCCAGTGATGATAACATAAATTATAGGCGTGTCGGGCAGTTGACCAATTCAAGCCGTTTAGGGAAACTCATAAGCGATATATCGGCAGATGATACCACCATTACAGTGTCCTGCAATGACCAGCTTATCAGCGGCACAAAAGAGGATGCCGAGAACGGGAATACTCTTTGCTGGATTGACGGCGAATGTTTCAGCTATCAGACGGCACAGATGGACAGTAACGGGAATTACACGTTAAGCGGATGTATCAGAGGGCAGTATAACACCTCTAAGAGAAGCCATACGAGTGGTTCAGATTTTGTTAGATGCGATACATATTTAGCAAAGTTACCTTTCCAAAAAGAAAATATCGGTAAAAAGGTGTACTTCAAATTCTGCTCATATAACATCTTTGGGGCAAATGTGCAAGACCTCGCAGATGTGCAAGCGTACCAATATACAATTCAACAATACTACCTGCCACCAGTTACAGGGGTAATGGCTAGAAACAGATACCGAAAGCAACAGGACGGAATAGCGCGTTATGACATTGTTGTTGATTGGACACCGCCTGAATTAGATGCTTATGATAGTGCCGATGTTTGGTATAAAACCAATTACGGACAGGCGGATGACCTGACGTTTAAAGAAGGCGTGCCAGCCGATGAGATGGGATTTAACGGCGTATGGATATACGGCGGAAACGGGAAAACAGAGGTGGTAATACCGCAGGCAATCGTGGGGGACACCTATCAGATTGCGGTATGTACCAAAGACAAGTATAGCGTTTCTACCAGCCCTGATTTATCCCCGCAGACTAAAATTACAGTGGCGTTAAAAACAGAGCTTCCGAATGTTCCTGATGATTTTCAAATCAGTTTTGGAAACAAATGCACGGTAACATGGAAAGAAGTGACCAATGCCGATATAGCTTATTATGAAGTCCGCGATGATACTGACGTTGGCGTGGAAGATGTTGGCTTATTAGCTAGAACAAGCGGCACAAGTGCGACGATAGAGCTTGAAAACAGAAAAGGAACGCTTTATTTATATGCCCGTTCAGCGGTCGGGAAGTATTCAAGTGCCGCAGAATTGCAATACAGTAAGGCTATTCCTAAGACGCCGAAAGCACCGAGAGTATCCCCTAAGCTGGGCGGCATGGCGATAAGCACAGAACCAATTCCTGACGGATGCAATGGAATAAATGTGTACGTTTCCGGCGGTTCAGAAGAGAAATCATTCAAGTCAACGAACAACGTGACTAGCTACCTTTGCGATGCAGGTATATATGACGTAAAGGTTGCGTTTACGGACATATTCGGCGAGGGCGAAAAATCGCCAGCCACAAGATGCGTTGTCAAGGTGGAAATAGACGGAGACATGATAAAAGATGGCGTCATTTCCATGAAGAAGTTCGATGGCGTTATTCAAGGGAATATCAATCATATTAAAGATATTGATAATTCAGTATCGTCTCTCAATACAGAGCTTTCAAAAGTACAAGGAAACATAACCAGTTTACAAGCCAAAGACGGGGAAATAGAAGGATTAGTAAAAGATGGCGATGCTAATTTAGCGTCGCAGATTAAACAGACGGCGGATAGTGTTCAAACAATAGTCACTAACTTAAATAGTCTTGACAATGCAACGCAGAATTATTCCGCTTTTAAGCAGTTAAACACATCCATACAAACAGTAGTGAATGACGGCTTAAAGAATATCCAATCGCAAGTAACGCAGAATGCGGACAATATCACATCTATCGTTGGCGAGCTTAACAGTGACAATCCGTCATATTCCGCTATTTCCCAATTAAAGGATGCAGTGAATCTTAGGGTCAAATCGACCGACTTTAATGGGAAAAACATAATCAGCCAAATCAACCTCGATAAGAGCGGAGCGACCATAGACGGGAAATATCTGCATGTGACAGGCGAGGCAAAGTTTGATAAAGGTGTCATAGCACAGAATATAGACGCAGGGTCAATCACCGCAGAAAAATTGGCGGCAAAGTCGTTAAGTGCCATGGGGATGAACATAGGTCAGTTAGGCGGAACAACAGGAGCGCGAATGACTATCAGCGACCAGCTTATATGCGTGTACGATGAAAACGGCACGTTAAGAGTAAGAATGGGAATTTGGAATGATTGAGTTAGGCATTTTCTTTATACTGACCTATATTCTATTCTTCAAAAAGAAATATTAGCGGGGAAACCCGCTTTTATTTTGCTTAAAAAAGTGCTTATTTTGCGATTACGGACGTTCTTGAACCACTTGCATGTAAAGTTACATTTAAATATATTTGAACGCTTAGAAATGAATTTAGAGAATTACAAAATAAATAGTAAAAAGTATTGACAATAAACTTGTAAGGTGATAGTATTATGTCAGAGGGTTCAAGAAAGCCCTGATTGATGAAAGGAAGGAAAAACATGAGATTAACAACTATTCAGAAAGACGGAATCAACGCATTTAAGTATTATGAGGACATGGAAAACGCTTATTTCCATGTTTTAGCAAGAATCGGAAAACTTTTCTTCAGCGGAATCATCAACAAATCAAAAGCTGATGAGCTGATTAAAAAATATGGTGAAAAATACGAAAGCTATGGTGAAAGAAAAGAGCTTGCTATGGCAGATTTGAAAAGAGACGGAATCATTGTTCATACAAGCAAAGTGATGAATGACTTTGCAGAGGAAGTTTACGAAACGGCAGAAAGAAATATCTTGAATGAGATTTATTAAAAAGAAAGGAAAGGCGGTGATAGGTTCACCGCTTTAGGACTAGAAAATGGACAAAAGTATTATTCACGGCTTTCATTATTTTGAGGCGATGGCAAACGCATATAAACGCATTTGCGAAAAAATCGAAGAAATGCAGAAAAATGGAATCGTGAAATTCAGTGAGATTGCACATACTAAGAAAAAATATATCTCGCTTTATACGGAATACAAAGCTAGAAAAGATTGGTTCTATGATATGCTGAGCGCGTCGGGAATCACAGTTACGGAAGAAAATTGCATGAGCGATTTTTCAGCAAAAATTTACAACAAAGAAGAGCAAGACGTTTTGAGAATAGTATCATTCATAAAAAGGAAGGACTAAAAAATGATTTACTATGTTGTTGAACTAGAAAATTTACATTCATTCAGAAAAGCAACGATAGTTTCTGCCAAAAGTTTGAGAGGCGCAAAATCGTGGGCAAGCAGAAATCAATGCTTTTGCAATACGGTCATCGTTGTTGGTCAGAGTGTTGATAACGATGGGTTTATTGATAAAAATATGCCGTATTCCTATCGCTATCCCGACAAAAAAGGTGATAATGCATGGCATGATGTTGATTGAAATGTTAAAGAAAGGCGGAAATAATCATGATTTCATTAGATGGAAAGTCGTATGTTTATATAATGCACTTTGACAAATATGAAATTATTCATTCGAGCGAAACCCTTTTAAGCCGTGAAGATTTAGAAGAAATAAGAAGAGAGATTGGTGCTAAGTGGGTGGAAGTGTGGGGTAAAAAGAATACAGAACTTACGCATGACGGAAAAAGATGTGTTGGGCTTTTTTATCGGTGACTTTTTCACATATTATTTCTGCTTATATGACGTTCGGGGGGCGTGGAAAATGTACATTGAAAAACTTACAAAGAAAGACATAGAAGAGCTGGAAAAAGTTGTCATGGGATGTGATTGTTTTGACCGCAAGCAAACACAAATTTATATCGACAGTAACCCGAATTTATACGTTACGTTTTGGGAAGAAATACCGCCCGACGATGATGAACCGGAGCAGGAAAAACATTACGCAGAAAGTCGTTATGTATACTATGATTTTGACCCGCCCGATATTTGTGACTGGTCGCCTTTTTTTGAATCAGAGATAAATGCAAAATACTTTAAGTGGATGCTTAACAAGTTCGGGGAGAAATACATTAAAGATTATTTCGAGTATCACACTGGCGTAAGCGTGTGATGAGAGAGGAAGAAATCAATGATTAAATTTAGCGAACTTATTAAAACCTTGGATATGGATGCACATGTACAGATTATGATTTTGGGAGAACCGCCCTGCACTGTTTACAGCGGTGTACTTTCCTATTTTCCACTGGAAACATATTTGTTTGTAAAAGACAAGTCAGTGGATTCTGTTTGCGCGGCTAAGATGGAAGAAGATACGGAAGGACGAGACGTATCTCTTATTATTGAATTGCTTGTGCTATAAGGTGTAAGCGTGTGAAGCTGAAAAGTTATTCAAAAGATAAAGGGTGAAGAAAATGAAAGGACGTATGAAAGAGCAAACATCCCTATTTAAGGTTGGCGACATAGTTTGGTCTGATTACTTTGGGGCGGGCGTTGTATATAAGATTATTGCCTCAGCCGCTCATTACCCGATTTGCGTAGAATGGAAAGATGATAGATGGTTAGGTTTACATTATTTTTTTTCATCAAAAGGACAATACAGTGAGTGTTATACTGACGCAGAAAAAGACATTAAATTAGTAAGAAGGATAAGGAATCGTGGGGGATGTAGAAAATGACAGTTAGCGAAGTTTTGAAAAACGTGCATCAAGGTTTTGTGCATTTTGCTATTCTTGAGTCAACAAATTCAAATGAATCTATGTACGAAAATATTGAAACTATAAAAAAATACGGCAAATTTGTTCATCCTAAATTTTCGTATACATTGGAAGAATTAAAAAATAGGGAAGTGTGCGACATTTTTCCCGATTATTGCCCTGAGTTTTGCCGATATGATGAAACGATAACCGACATTTATATTGATGATACCATTGAACCAGTGTTGGTGATTGTTGTGAAAGGAAAAGACAAATGACAGTTGGGGACTTTTTAGAACTTTATGATAAAGAGAGCGCCGTTTGGGTATTTGACGATGCGACTGAGAAATGCCTTTATGACAGTGAAGAGGATAATCATGTAGACGACAGAGTGTTACAGATAGCTATACAGGGAATAGAGGAAGGGGTAAGAGGTGGGGTTTGTATCAAAGTGAATACAAGAAATTTACCGGAGTACAACACACGAAAATTTTTAGAAAATTTCAGAAATGAATTTAATAATCAAATCAGACCATGCATTACAGAAGCAACGTTAAAAAAATGGTGCATTGACTTGAATGATGATAAATTGCTGTTTTGCCCTTCTGAATTGAAAGCAATTAAAGATATTAGGGAATGCGTCAATAAGATTGCAGATGTTTTAAATGAGTATTTTAAGGAATGAAAAGATGTTGTATATGATTGTGCGCTTAATATGGGAAGGGAATCCATGAGGCGTTGTTATCCGTGCTAATAAAAGGGACTTAGGTGAGCAAAAATGAATTTATGCGATATTTATATAGAAAAGATTATTGAGGTTAAAACATACGATAAGTATGTAATTGCAATCCTTGACACCGATTGTTGGGGATGCAAGAAAAAAGGCGAAAAAGTGTTCTTCTTAAAAGAACAATGGGAGAAAGCGAAAAAAGAAGGGAAATACCTTGGCTAGGATGAATATATGATGAAACAATAAGCGACTTGGAGGACTAAAAATGTACGACCCGTTTACTAATAACCAAGATAGAGTATGGGATATGCTGCTTGATTTGGAAGATTTGGATGAAATTGCTGCGATTGCAGGGGAAGCTACCGAGCATGGAAGTGATATCTATTTCTTTAGAACTCGTGACTTTAACTGGATTATGAGTGGTATTGATGACCTTTTCAGTATTGCTAAAGCTGTACACGATTCTACCCGTGAAGCAAAATTTTCCCCTTGCCTCGAATGGCAATCTTATGCGCCGCTGAATAATAGATTTTCTTCCAGTGACGAACTGGATAAGTTGATGCTTCCTTGGAAAGAAGAAATTATTCAAGGAATTTTATGCGATTCGTATCTAATGACAAGAGTTGGGTTTACGGAGGAACAGGAATGAGAAGATACAGGATTTTAAAAACAGAAATAATCGAAGAGAGATGGTACGCTAATGATGATGCTTGAACACATTATGAATCCGCCTGATTCTCCATACACGAAGTATCGAGGTGTTGGATTTACGCCGGATAAATTTATTGAAATGACGAAGCAGTATCCCAAGTGCTTTATCTGTTATTGCGAATGCGTAATAACGCAAAATGGACTGGTTTTTCTTGCTTCTCCGTCACATAGTCTTGAAGCGGAACGCTTAAAAAAGCATGGGTATCATGGATTGGTGATGGTGTGGTATGAAGGCATATGCCCTGATGATATGGACGATACGCCAGAAAAAATGACGAAGGCGCAGATTGATACAATTAAAAAGCTCGTAGAAGCTAGATTAGTTAGTGGAGCGAGCTATGAGTAAATTTTAAGATTGGAGATTGACGGCTATGAGTAATTTTAAGATTGGAGACAGGGTTCACAATATCAATTTTGGATATGGGACTATACGCGGACGCACCAATAAGGGATATTGGCTCGTTGATTGGGATGAGAGACTTATAAGAGAAATCAGCGATGTGGAATATACGGATAGAGGTGTTGACAGGAAATGCGGAATATTTAACTATCCATGTGACTGGATTAGTAAAGTGTTAGATGAGAAGAGCAAGTTCAATAATGAAATAATCAATGACATTGTAAATCAAATTATGCGTTTTCTCGTTCGGTTTGGTAAAGTGTCTATTGTAAACTCGTCAAATGCAGTCTGCAAATGTAAAGATACGGGGGACGATAAAGAATACATCTTGTCATGGGAAATTGATGGTACGGAATGCATTATAAGCGCAGGCACGAAGATGGGAAAGATAGAGCTTGTAACGCTTATGAAATCGGATATGACCGATGAGCAAAAAAGTATTTTAGGCGTATTTAATGCATCGGCAAAGCAAAAGTTAGAAGAAGCAAAAAAGAAAAGCGATGAAGAATGCAAAAGAAACAGGGAATCGCTTATTGTACAGCAGATGATAAAGGCGGGAATTGTTATATGATTTCATTCAAGAATGAATCGCCATACATTTATACACTGTACTTCAAAAAAGATGGTATTGAATATGGGATTATCCATTCAAGCGAAATCTTTTTAGACCGCAAAGCATTAGAAGAGTTAAAAAGGATGACGGGTGCAGGGCAGGTGAAAGAAGTCACATATGCAGAATACATGGCAAAAAGGATATAAACTTTATTATCTGATGGAAAGAGATGGGCTGGAATATGGTGTTATTGAATCGGACAAGCCGTTTATTAGCGGAGAAGAAATTGCGAGGATAAAGGAAGAGCTGGGCGCGAAATGGGTTGTACAAATAGCACGCACAGAAGGTTTGTAGTAAGGTGTAGTCCTTAATGTATTAAAATATAGGTAAGTTATACAAAGGGGGACACTATGCGACCACAAGCATATCAAACACCTGAAATAAGAGATGAAAATGATTTTATCATTCAGCAGGGGACATTCGGAAAGAAAACTCCATTTGTAAATTCGCAAAATGATGGAATACTTGATTATATTATTAACAACCTAGAAGCTATTAAAGGTGTGTCACTCGCCGCAACTATCGTTGTTTCTTCTTTGCCGTCAACAGGGCAGGCTGGGAAATTCTACTTACTGGACGATGGGACAGAGAACAGTGGTAAGGTTTATATTTACAAAGATAAGTGGATAGAAGTCACCACCCAAGCAGAGGGGTTAAGCGCGTACCAAGTCGCTAAGAAAAATGGTTATGAAGGTACAGAGCAGGAATGGCTTGAAAACGAAGTGTATGGTGACGATATAGTAAGCGCAGAAACAGACAGCGACGGGTATTTTATAGTCCACACACGGCAAGGCAAAACAATTAAAACTGCTTTGAAGCCATTGGTTGACGCCAAGGCATCCGCAGACAAGGCGAAAATATCGGAAACAAACGCCAAAACATCAGAAACTAATAGTGCCAATAGTGCCGCCGCCGCATTAGCTAGTCAAGAAGCGAGTGCAAATTCACAGACAAAAGCTAAAACCAGTGAAACTAACGCCAAGACCAGTGAGCTGAATGCAAAGACGAGCGAAAACAACGCTAAGACCTCAGAAACCAATGCAAAAAATAGTGCGACTGCCGCCGCAGGAAGCGCAAGCGTGGCAACAACGCAAGCGGTAAATTCTTCCAATAGCGCAACCGCCAGTCAAAAATCAGCGACTGCATCCGCTGATTCAGCTAGTGCCGCACATACAAGCGAAGTAAATGCCTCTAGCAGTGCATCAGCGGCGAGTGTAAGCGCAGGTAAGGCTAAAAGCAGTGAAACGAATGCCAAAACATATGAAACGAATGCGAAGGCATCAGAGCTAAACACCAAGGCATCTGAAAACAATGCAAAATCAAGTGAGAATTTAGCTAAGGCGTGGGCTATGAGCGAAAGTAGTCCGGATGGCGTTGATGGAAATAAGTCTGCAAAAACATGGGCGATGAGTGCTATATCAGCGGAAGCCAACGCCAAGCAGAGTGAAATCAATGCTAATTCTTATAAAAATGCCGCCGCCAGCAGTGCAACCGCATCGGCTAATTCGGCATCGGCATCTAGTGCATCGGCGATAAATTCTGCTAATTCAGCTAAAGCATCCGCCTCTAGCGCGGCGGCGGCGAAAACATCAGAAGCGAACGCCAAGGCATCCGCAGATAGAGCAAACAGTTCTTTGGAAACGTTATTAGGCGGTCAAGTCAATGCAGATTGGGCGATAACGGATAACACTAACAAGGCATTTATTAAAAATAAACCTGACTTAACCGTGTATGCGACAAAGGAAGAGCTGGAAACAGAGTGCGTTGATAAGATTAACCAATTAAACACGGCGCTGAAAAACGGGTTCACTACTGCTTCACTTACCGTATCAGGTGAAACCAGTGTACCGACACCATCAACGGCAAACAATTCAAAAACCATCGCTAATACTGAATTTGTGCATAGTGTGGTAAACAATTTAGTCAACGGCGCACCGACCGCATTAGACACATTACAAGAGCTTGCAACTGCGTTAGGGAATGACCCTAACTTTTCGACTACCATCTTGAATAAGATAGGAGAGAAAGAAAGTAAGACAGATGCAAAGATAGAGTATAAGAAACTGCAAGACAGTATAGATACGAAACAAAATTTATTGACATTTGACACAACGCCTAAATACGGGAGCGAAAACCCCGTTACAAGCGACGGAATAAAAAAAGCGGTTGAAGCGGGAGGATTGCTTATATTGGATGCGGACGGAGATGTCGTGTTGAAACGATAATGAGGGGTGAATATGGAAGAAGCAGGGAAAAATCTTTGCCCTTATAAAGACGGGCTAGACAACCTAGGGAAAAGTGATAAAGAGTGGGGAAGCACTTATACTAAAACCCTTAATGTAAGTAACACCGCCAATGTAAAGCAACTTGCGGTGAATGGGGATATTACTGCAACAGGTGACATAACGGGGGCTAGGGTTTTTAATGCTGTATACAACGACTACGCCGAATGGTTTGAAAGAGGCGATGACGCAGAAGTGGGGCATATAATTGCGCTTGACGAAACATCAGCACAAGAAAGATATGTAAAGGCAACGAACAAAAGTAAAGTTATTGTAGGAATCTGCACTGGAAATTATGCTCATATCATCGGCGGTGAGTATAACGATAATTATGAAACTTACAACCTAAAAAAATTTATTCCAGTTTCTCTTGCGGGGAGAGTTCCTGTTTATGTGAAAGGAACGGTTCATGTTGGTGATTATATCGTTCCGACAATTATTCCCGGAATAGGGAAAGCCAGCAAAAGAATAAGCCGGGGAACAGTTGGAATTGCATTGCAACATAGTGAAATTGAAGGTATTAAACTAATAAAAGTATTAGTTCGGGGGTAAATATGGGATTTTTAGCAAGAGAAATTAACACGATTTTTGTTATGTTGGGTAACGGATGCAATATGAATTGTCGGTATTGTTTGCAACATCCATTAGTCCATCATCAAATTTCATCAAAAATAAATCCCGATATATATAAGTTCATTAAACAAGTATCAAAAGAAAATGGAAAGCAAAGATTATGTCTGCAATTCTTTGGTGGAGAACCGCTACTCTATTTTAAGCAAATCAAAGAAATTGTAAAAAATGTTTCCAATTTAGCCGATTGCTCAATTATCACTAATGGTCGTGCTATGACAAATGAAATGGTTGATTTTTTCAATGAACATGATATTCCTGTAACTATTTCATGGGATGGATATAACGTACTTGAAACTAGGGGCTTTGATGTTTTTAACCCTCATAGCCCATTGAGACGTAGATTATTACGTCTCAATAGATTGGGATTATCTGCGGTTATGTCTAGTAAGGCGTATCCAAAAGAAATTTTACAAGCCTTCCAAGAAATAGGAAACCAATATTATAAGTTACATAAGTATAGTATACGAGTAAATATTGATGAAATATTCGATACTGGACTAGATGATAGAGAATTGCTTGATATGGATTATGAAAGAGTAATTCGGGAAATGAAGGATATTACGCTTACTTACATTCATCATATTGAAGAAGGCAAAATCATAAATCTTTCTGATATATATATTAGCGGTTTATTCTATCGAATTAAGGGATACTGTGATAGAGAAGGGGTTTACGATTGTGTGACATGTTGTTGCGGGAATGGCTATTCCACGTTAAACATGGATTTAGATGGGAATTTATATGCTTGCCATAACACCAGCCAAAGCATAGGAAATATTTATGACCCATATTTCAAATATTTAAATAAGATAATTGAAAGCGATAATACTAAAGAACGGCGTAAAACGTGCAGAAATTGCATAGCGGTATCGTGTTGTCAGGGCGGTTGCAAATTATTATCTGATAAGGTACGAGAAGAGACGTATTGCAAGCTAAAGCAAGCAGTTTTCGGAACAGTTGTATCGACTTTATGTGAATACGGAGCAAATAATGGCGACGAACGGAGTGATAAATAATACGGTATTTACTTCCGTAACTAGCGGAACGATTATTACGAAAGCTCATATTGACCAGTTAAGAGTTGCACTAGACAAGTTAAGCACTTATGGCGCTAATGTTGACAACTGTGGAAACTGCACATTTTGTCAAACTTGTCAAAACTCAACATGTCAGAAGTGCCAAACTTGCCAAACATGCCAAAGTTCCAGCTGCCAAAGTTCCAGTTGTCAGAGATGCCAAACTTGCCAAAGACAATGCAACTGCGATTGCGGTGGATGAGGAGCGAAAATGGCATACACAATTATTACTCAAAGAGAAACAAAGATTACATCAGTGAATGAGGCGGAAATAAAAAATGGGCTTGACACTTTAGCAAAAAGCAAGGGCGTGACGGTATCAATAACATTAGATACATCGAGACCCAAAGCGGGAAATATAACCCAATTACAACTAGCAATCAATAAGTTAGAGACATTGTTTTCAAATAACTGTTGTCAGGCTAATTGTTGTCAAACCTGTCAAACCTGCCAAGCCTGCCAAACTTATAGTTGCCAAAGTTCAACATGTCAGAAGTGCCAAACTTGCCAAACCTGCCAATCTACCAGTTGCCAAAGAGAATGCGGAAATCATTGTAATTGTAATTGTGATTGTTGAGGGAAAATTATGAGATACATATTATGGACTGGCGGTTTAGATAGTACATATCTTCTTTGCAAATGTGCAAGGGAAAGCAATGAACCGATTCAACCATTATATATACTATTCAAAGAGACTGTTGTGAGAAATGAGGCGGCGCATGAAATTAAAGCGCAAAATGAATTACTTCCTCTCATAAGAGCCAAAGCGGGGATAGTAGCAGAAATTAAAGACCCAATAAGATTCAAGGAAGATGAACTTCCAGCGTCAGAAAAATTTGACAGTGCATATGAGAGAAAAAAAGGCGATGTTATCCTTTCATCACACTTTATGTATCGTGGGCTTGGAAAATTGGCATTGGAATACCCCGGTTTAATGATTGGAATCGAAGCACCAGCTCCGGGAACAAGAATAATTGGACGCACGGAAGAATCAATGAATAGCTATGGGCTAACCATCGATGGAGAAGGAAATGTTTTAATGTCTGAAAATGGCGATAAAGATATGTTTGTTATTTATGGTGGACTAAAGTTCTGCATGATAAGAATCAACGCAGTAGAAGAATTAACTGCATTTAAAGAATGGGGATATGATGATTTACCGGCATTATGTCGAACATGTGTGATTGATTTAGATTACCAATGCGGCGTATGTTCTAACTGTGAAACCAAAATGAAATATGGGGATGCATTCAAGGATTTAATGCCTAGAGGATATATTAACCATAAGATAAAAGAATATTTGCAAAGCATTGATAAAGACGAGGAGACAGACTATGGACAGTATTACACTTGGTTTATATGGGGTGACGAAACGTTAGGGAACGGATTATTTGATGGTGACGGAGTAACTGTATATATAAATAAAGAGACTTCCCTAAATCTTGTTCAATGGTTTAACGCTCTTAGAAAGGCATACCCGAATTTCAGCAAAGTGGATAAAGCAAAGTATGGGTTTTAGAGGAGGTATACATGTACCCTAAAATAGATTTAAATATCGTTGATGAAGTAACAACGCGGTACAAGAGAACGCATAACACGGCTATAGCAGATACAGAAAAAGAATTAAATGCTTTGTATGGTGGATATAGAACCATTCTATGCAATAGCGGTCAGGAAGCGACTGTAACCGCTTTTGATTTAATTCAACCGCAAAGTGTAATTGTTGACGATGAAACTTATTTTGAGACAAGAGACTGGTTAAAATATCGAAACATTAAAACTGTACAACTCGCAGACTTAAATGATTTGGATAAGCTAAAGGAAGCGTTAGAAAGCATTAAACTTCCTTGCATAGTGTGTGGCGACAATCCAACAACTTTTGGGAACTGGAAAAATGTTAAAGGAATATGTAATTTGGCTCATAAGTACGGAGCATACGTTATGATAGACAATTCTATTGTATCTCTATATTATTCTAACCCAATACAGGATGACGCAGATATATGCATAGAATCGTACACAAAATATGTATGTGGATATGGAGATGTAATGGCTGGCGGGATTTGTTTAGCCAACTCAATGAAATGGCTTAATGATAAACCTGTGCCTTTGGCAAATCCGGGGCAAGATTCAATTTCATGGATTGTGGCACATCGTGGCAATCATGTTTCGCCAACTAAAGCGTATATGGTTAGTAGAGGACTTCAAACGCTTGAAGTACGATTAAAAAAACATACGGAATCGGCAACTATTATATATAATGCACTAAAAAAAGCAGGTGTTGATTGTCGATATTCCGGATGCGGTGGGCTTATTACGTTACCGGGGAAAACAGAGGAATTCTGTAAGAAACTAAAGAAGTTTAGCGTTGTCGGTACATTTGGTTGCACATATTCCATTGCAGATTTTTTCAGAAGCAAGGAACGGTATAAGCAAGGGTTTTGCGCTAGGTTGTCTATAGGGCTAGAAAATCCAATAGGATTACTTGGAGATATTGAACAAGCGTTAGGTGTTCGGTTTGCTGGCGTGTCTGAAAGTGTGAAAAAATGAATTTATCTATACTTATGATTATTTCGGTTGTTACCGCTTTATTGGCTGGTTCGATATTTGGTGACGTTAGTTGGTTGCAATATCCATTAAAAGAGCTTGGGAGTATATTTATCTCCTTAATTAAAGTCGTGGTCATACCCGTTGCATTTATATCTATTGCAAAAGCCATATTAGATATAGGAAGTGCAAAGAAAATATCTTCTGTATCATTTAAAGCCTTTACTCTTGCCACTGGGATGAGCGTGGCTGGTGTCATTTTAGGGATATGCATGATGACGGTTATAGGTGCTCCTACAGTTGATATTGGGGAAACTTCGATAGGAGAAGCAAAAGCACCAACAGTTTTGGAATTTATAAGAAACTGTATACCAACAAATCCTTTTAAATCCTTTGCTGATGGGAATATGTTACAAATCATTACAATGGCGTTCTTTATCGGTGCGGCTAGTCTTTTTGTGGAAGGAAAAGAAAAAATATCTAGTGCTTTGGATATTATGCAAAAAGTCTGCTTTAAAATCGCAGAATATGTCATGTGGTTTGCGCCTATCGGAATATTTTCTCTTTTATATCCAGTTGTAGTTAAATCATTCAATTATGTTATTCAAGGATATTTAATCATGGCTGGGGTTTTACTTCTTGGCTCTTTCATTTATACATTTTTCTTTTCTATACCACTTCTGTATTTATTTAATGTGAATGGACTTAAATTATTAAAAACAATCACATTTAAAGATTTGGTTTATGCAATATCCGGCGGTGCTTCTGTTTCCCTTGCACAGAGAATAGATTTCCTGAAAAAAGAAACAACTATTTCACATGAGTTAATTGATTATTTATCACCGCTTATGTCTGTTCTTATGCGTGTTGGCTCATGCATTTGCGTTGGGATTTATACCGTATACATATCTAACGTTTATGGTATAGAGCTAAACATTGAGAAAATAATTATAGTCGTTTTACTAACTGTCATAGCCTTGACATGCGCGCCCGGAATCATTGGCGGCACGCTAATGGATTGTGCGATTGTTTGGTCGGCGGTAGGTATACCGATTGAAGCGATTGCACTTTTAGCCGGGATGGATTACATCATGGATTTAATTAGAACCGTCTTAAATATTCAAGGGGGAGAAATCGTTACGGCGTGTGTCGATGGAATTGATAAAGACAAAATGTCGCATAGGTGAGGTAAATATGTTTACGGACTTAGAAAAAACATTAACGCGAGATGAAATAAGAAAGTGCATTTTTTATGGAAATCCAAGTGGCGAAGTTGAGAATGAAAAGGAAAGAACGGCACATTTGGCGTTAAGAAATGCGTATGTAGAATACATCGATGCGTGGAATATTTATCAATCGTTTAGCACAGATGATAATAAAAATTTAATGTATCAGAAAAAAGAAAAGGTAAAAGAACTGGCGTCTAAATACAAAGATTCGTTTGCGGATGGTGGAATTATGCTTGCAATGAAAGCGGCATACATTGATGTTGAAAGCAGGAATTAGATAATTGTACGCAGAACAGTAAAAAGATTACCGATGAAGCGTATAAGAAGGTGACTGGAAATGGCACTTAAAAATAATTCTCTTTCATTTGCACTTAGAAAAATATATTAAAATTTAGAAAGGTGGATAATTCATGGACTATCAGAAAACTGCAAAAGAAATCGTTTTGAATTACGCGAACAAACATATTGATAAAACAGACAACGTACAGATTACATCGGACGATGTTTATATTGTTTGGTTCTGTAAAACATTGCAGAACTGGAAAGCGCTGTTATCAACTACTTTGCCCGATGGCATGTATTATGAAGTCACATACAACGGTGACAAGAAGGAAGTATACCTTGATGCATACAAGAAATTTGATAATCAGAAGATTGATGAATCTCAGATTTAATCGTGTGAAAATTTCTTAATATATAGGGGGGTTAATATGATTACTGCTAGGAAATATCTTGATAAGCCTTCGGACAGCGAGAAGGCTTGTGAATTGCATAATATCATTTGTGAATATTTGGACAGTCTTACTTTAGACACCGCAGACCCAAAAGCAAAACGTATGTTGCTTAAACTGCACGAGCTGGACTGTGGTCCGCATTTTGATGTTGATACTGTACCCTGTGAGAACACGTTGCGGACATAACGTCTATGCAAACCAGCTGAAAACAGGGCGGTTTTACCTGATGATTACGGCGGCGGATTCGGGAACTTTTATCCTTCATGGATGGCTGAATACCTGCAATGTTGGAAATATAAATAGCTTGCCTTAATAATAATGGGGCGGTGGGACTACACAAATAGTCTGCCGCCCTTTTATTGTACTTTTTTATAGCTAACAATATGCTAGTTTATAGGGAAGGGGGTACTATGGAAAATATAATTATTGGAATTACAACACAGGGCGTATATGCCATTTTAGCGTTCACTATCGGGTATTTATGGAACAAGTCTAAAGGACTATCTGAAAAGGTAAAGAGTAGCGACCGAGGAATGAGAGTATTACTTAAAATACAGTTAAAAACCATTCATCAGCAGGCGGTAGAGAGGGGAAGCGTTACATACGAAGAGGAAGATTTAGCCGAAGAAATCTATAGGGCATATCATGGATTAGGTGGAAATGGGCAAGGCACGGCTATTATGCAGAGTATAAGAAAGATGAAGGTGATGACGAATGACACTGAAAACAATAAAGCAGAAAATTAAAAAAGCCAAAATGTCAATGATGGTCATATACCTGTACGGCACTGGACTTATAACCTTGTTTGTTATGTTTATAGCCTCTTGGCTGGCGAATACCGCGGGATACAATACAAATACTCAGATGCTTATTAACTTTTGGAACTCATACACGACTGCCGCGGTCATAGGTGCTATTGGGTTTGTTTCTATATTTTCAGTAGATAAAATGAGGAACGGCGAAAGTGATATAGCAGAGAAGAAATCTATTGATGGCGATGCAACAATAAAGACTATGAGTACAAATGTTCAAAATACGTTAAATAAGATAGGGAGATAGCATGCTTGGAATCGACGTAAGCGAAAACAACGGATACATTGATTGGGAATCGGTGAAAAAAGCGGGGTATGAGTTTGCGATAATTAGATTAGGGTGGGGACGTTCTCATATCGACGAATCATTCTATGATAATATCAACGGCGCTATCGACGCAGGATTAAAGGTCGGCGTATATTATTATTCCTACGCTTTATCAGAAGATATGGCTAGAAATGAAGCAGAGTTTTGTGCAGATTTATTAGAAGATTGCGGATTGACAAATGACATGCTTGAAATGGGCGTGTGGTTTGATATGGAAGATGCTGACGGATACAAAGATAGAAATGGATTTACGGACAGGCAGGAATTAACAAATTGCGTCAATGTATTTGTCAATTATATGGCAGAAAAAGGGTACAGGTGCGGACTGTATGCTAACTACGACTGGCTAACGAACGTATTACTCATGGAACAAGTAGATTGCGACGTATGGTGCGCGCAATACAATTATGAATGCGATTACCCGAACGCCGCAATTTGGCAGTATAGCGATTGCGAGAAAATAAACGGGCAATCGTTTGATGCTGACGAAACAATAGATTTTGAATAATTATTTATTTTCTTTGATAGAAAAGTGTGATTACATGAATGAAAATTCAAAAATTCGCATAGAGGTAACAAATGATAGAAAAAAAGAAATTATTACTATCCTTATTGTTTTCATCCTTGCTTTTCTTTGGATATGGTACGGCGTCGGCGTATCAGATAACGGAAGAGGAGCTGAATCAGTTAGAAACGAACTTGAATCAGCTAGAGAAGAACAACGAAGTCAAACAGAATCTCTTGACAAAGCAGAAGAAGCAGATAGAAACGCTCAACAGTCAATTAGAGAAAGCAGACAATCAGTTGGAAGAATCGAAGAAAGAAACACAGAAATCCAAAACATTGAACGAAGCGACGCAGAAATCATTAGACAAAGCCAACAAATACTTGAAGGAATACGAGCAAGAGGTTAATCACAAAATGGAAGTGAAAGACCGCCAATTAAGAACGTGGAAAGGCATTTCCATTATACTGGCAGGAATTGTCGTAAAGAAAGCAATAAAATAACATAAAAAAACGCCCATTTTCATGGTAAAAAACCTCGATAAAATGGGCGTTTGACTGTATTTGTCTATTGGAATATGGTATAATAAGAAAGGTGGTAAATCCACCAAATTTTACAGAAAGGAGAAAAAATGTGTTCAAACTGAATAGGATTACCGCCATCATCATCCTAATTTTACTGATGCAGGTGATGATAGCGGTAAAGGTTCGCTTGATTGAATGGTTAGTGTCCATTCTTTAAGCGATAGGGGGCGTTGATAGGTTCAACGCCTTCCCCTATCAGTTTATCACACGCAAGGAGCAATGGCAATGAAAAAGATAACGACAGCACTTGCAGTGTGCGCCGCCGCACTGTCTGCGCTAAATCTAGCATGTTTAATCTGTAAATAAAAATGTGTTGACAAGAAATCTCTATAATGGTATTCTATATACATCCGATAACAAGTATTTAAGAAAGGATTGATAATTATGACTAGAGAAGAACTTTGGGACGCATTCACTGATTTGGACGAGGACAAGATGGCAGACGTTGCCATGAACGCAACCAACGTGAGAGTGTTCAAAAAAGAAGATTTTGATGATGAAATGTGTCGTGCGAATATGTCACCGACGGATATTGCGGAAATGATTGAAGAAAGCCTTGATGATTTTTCAATTTTTGGAGAAAACGAATGGATTGTATTCGACGCGGACGCACAGACAATCAAATCTGATTTTGATTTATTATATATGCTATCCGATTACGAGGATGAAATCACGGACGCTTTGGAAGATGATGAATCCTTACTTGAATGATATTAAACGCCTGTCATAATGATGGGCGTTTTTATTTTAAAAAAACATTTGACAATACACTTATAACGTTGTATTATATATACAATAAAACAACGTTATTTCACGAAAGGAAGAAACCAAAATGAGAATTTACCTGACCGACATCAATGAATATGATGAAATTTCAATTTTCAGCAGAAATGGAATTGAGGGGAACGCGGAAAAATTGGGTATCAGCTATAGTTACCTTAAAGGCGCATACACGATGAACAAAGACCAGCTCGAATGGTTGATGAAATTCAGCAAGCAAATTCAACACTGCGATGACATGATGGATAAATTGGATGCGAAAACAGCGAATGAAATTTTTGATGATTGTGCATTTGAGTGTGCATATTATTATCTATTCATTGACCGCCTTGAAAAGGCACTCAAAAAAGAGTGCGCAAAGAGAAAATACATGCGGCGCGTATCCTATGCGGCTTGAGAGTGAGAGGTGAGGAATCACCTCTTTTCTTTTGTGCTAAATACGCTTGATTATAGGCGTTTCTTGCATGTTGGACGATAACTATATCAAAAGTAACCGAAAACGCCTATAAGCGAAAAATAGGGCGGTTTACGGCGGTTTTAACTTATATTGCAAGTTGCAAGGCAACAGAACTAAGCAAAAGTAAAAGATTGTAGTTTATTGTAGCTGATTTTGGCGTAAAATATCGGCAGGTGATAAAAATGGCAAGGAAATTTTTCAAGAAAATGCAGAATATGGAAAACGGTGTTTTCGCAGGCGTGGGAAAATACAACATTCCTACGTTGCAAGGAACTAAGCTGGAAGAATTTAATTCAAATACGCATTGGATTGATTTTCATCAAACTACGAAGGCGCGCCAAAACAGAAAAGCATACTCGGTACATTTTTTTGTGGATGATTATCAATTTGAGCGGTGTTGGTCGGCTTTAGGCACTTACACGAAACTACTTGAGCAATTCAATTATGTATGCACGCCTGACTTCTCACTGTACATCGACATGCCGAAAGCCATTCAGATATATAATCATTACAGGAAGCACTACCTCGGGGCATACTGGCAGAGCAAGGGAATAAAGGTATTACCGACTATTGCATGGTCTGATAAATCGTCATATGATTTCTGCTTTGATGGCGAGCCTAAAAACTCCGTTGTAGTTACATCGACAGTCGGTATTCTTTCTAGTGATACATCTAAAAGGCTTTTCCTTGATGGCTACCGTGAGATGAAAGAACGGCTTAATCCGTCTTTGGTTATCTGTTATGGTCGTATTCCGGATGGGCTGTTAGGTGATGACAGGGTTATAAATATCCCTGCTTTTTATGAACAGACTGCAAAACGCTGTAAAATGCACGATGCAGTCAAGAAAGCGTTTAAATCATGAAAGGTGGTAACAATTATGGGCGGTAGAGGTGCAAGTTTTTCCGCAGTAAAAGCTAGTGGCGGCGGTATTGCCAATTTCAACAAATCTGCATATGGAAGGCGAAACGGGATTGCTCCGAATAGAGGTTCAAACAATACTAGATTAGTGAGAGCGGTAAACCGTAACCTTCGCGCGAGTGCGATTAGAGCTAGATAACTATTCCGAAGTCCAACTTGATTGTTGGACTTTTTTATTGAAGAAAAGAAAAGTTTTACTTGATTTCGTATATACAATATGATAGAATATATACAGAAATTGCTGATTGGAGTAATAAACCTCCATGGATGCAGGCGTACAACCTGCATTATGTGGATGACGCCAAATGGATACAGGCGGCGAAAGCTAGAGCGGGTTCGATTCCCAGCCATCCGCAAGTAAGTAAAATAACGGTAAGCGCCGTTTTTTGAAAAACTTTTTTTGGACGTGACAGAGGTTCACGGTCTATGCCTATAATGTCGAGCGCACGACAACAGGCTAGGACGCTTATCCGCCAGCGATTAAGACGGGTCGGCATTTAGCTATTCGGATGCCGAGTAAATGCGGAATAGCAAAAGCCATATGGCTAGACGTCAAACTCTTTTGCGGTTAGAGGATAAACAACCGCTTTGGGTGGGTATCCAAGTGGTTAAAGGATGCAGACTGTAAATCTGTTACCGCAAGGTTTCGCTGGTTCGAATCCAGCCCCGCTCACCATGCCGACTGTCATCGGCGGGGTGAAAATCCCGTGGTCGGCTTTCCTCTCATCATAGCGGGCGAAAGCCCGCATAGGGGGTTAGCATAGTGGATAGTGCAACGGACTTTGACTCCGTTTATGGTGGTTCGATTCCACTACCCCCTGCCAATATGGGGATATAGCTTAAATGGTAAAGCAAGTGGCTCATAACCGCTTCGATGTGGGTTCAAGTCCCTCTGTCCCCACCATTTACTTGACTTCACGAAAATGGTTTACAATCTCTCTAGGTGCGAGATTAAATGACACCCACCAAGGACCTGCCGGACTGTATACAGAATGACAGGCGTATTCCCGACGCGAAAGAGGGACGGTTCTTGCATACGGGTATTGTCTGCTAACAGGTGTGAATACATCCGGACAATAGGAAGGCAAGCGGATTCTTAGGATTGCTTGACGATATTGAAAGCGGTCTAGGCGGGAAACCGCCGCATGCGGAAGTATTGAAGCGAAAGTTTTGGTGCTTCCTGCCCATGCTAGAGTGGTGGAATTGGCATACACGGCGGACTTAAAATCCGCTACCTTTAATGGTATGTGGGTTCAAATCCCACCTTTAGCACCACGGGGTTAGTCTTTCCCCCTGTGCGAAAAAAAGTCATGTTCTTCACCCGTGAACGGGAACCGGGGCGCAAACGCTAAAAATTCCTGCGAGAGTGGAAATAATACACGCACCTCATTTCATGTACATATATATAGCGCAACCTTGCGTGTTACCGCCGCTTTACGCGCGAAAAGTAAAGCAACGCCAGCAATCGGCGGTAAAGTGATTGCTGTGATTAAAAACTGTTTCCTTAACGTAGTGGAAAGTCACCGCCATATCGCACTATTGGCGGGCATATGTGGGAAAGGCAGGGGAAATACCTGTTTATCCCTTTTCGCGAAATGAACCGTCTAGGTTGGTGAATACCAGTAAGCTCTTGAAAAAGCGAGAAATCCCTTGTCGGTCCACGGGATGCCATCCCGAAACAAATGGCAGGTGGTTACTACTTATAGCAACAGTGATTAAAAACTGTTTCCCACTAGAGCGGAAAGTCACCGCGTGTTTGCGGACATGCGGGCATTGCGGAAGTGTACCCAAGCGGTTAAGGGGACGGTCTTGAAAACCGATAGCCGAGAAATCGGGCGTGGGTTCAAATCCTACCACTTCCGCCATATGGATACATGACCGAGCAGTCGAAGGTACTTGCCTGCTAAGCAAGAAGCGGATTTTAATTCGCTCGTAGGTGCAAATCCTACTGTATCCGCCAAAAGGCTAGTTTTGTTTCCGTTTTTCTAGCCTTTACTCCTTTGCGGGTAAGTCTTTTATCGCATTTTAGGCTTACCCTTATATGGTCGAGTAGTTCAAAGGTCAGAACGGACGCCTAGGAGTTTAATGATAGTTCAATTCTATCCTTGACCACCAGTGGTTATTGAGAGACTGCCATCAATCAAGACACCGCATTACAACTTAACGGCGCAGAAATGCGCTAAACAATTCCCCCGTGCATTTTTTCACGGGGTTTTATAATCGTATTGACGAAACATCGGATAAATTATACAATTATATATAAGGAAAGGAGTGATACGTTTGAAGGAAGAAATCAGAAAACAAAGGTCGGTGCGAGCGACAGACGAAGAATGGGAAATCTTTAAAAGACTGTCAAAGATGATAAAAAGGGGCGGAATAGACCGCGTTGAAGATGCGTTATCTTCTTTAGGAGATTTAAGACCTAAAGACAAGGAAGATGTTGAAGATAATGAGGATTCTTCTGAATTAGATAACGTCTATACCATTTCAGAAGCGTCTGACTTATGGGAAATCCCGCACATGACGCTTAAATCTGCCTGTGCAGGACAAAGAGGATGCCCGCCGCGATTTAAACCATGGGAAATGAGAAAATCAGGGCGTGTCTATTTGGTGACTAAATCGGGCATGGAACGCTTATATGGAAAGAAATTAAAGTAAAGAGGTTAGAATATTCTAACCTCTTTTATAATGCAAATAAATTAAAGGAAAAATACAAAATAGCATTGACAATAAATCTATAATGGTGTATTATGGTATACAGATAAGGGCGAGAGAAAAGCCCGGTTGATGAAAGGAAGGAACAGAAAATGACTAAACTTGAAATTATCCGAAACAAGGCGCATTTGAGTATTTCTTTTAAAAATACTTACCAAAGACTTGCGAGCATTGCGATTGAAAAACATAATTGGAAGATGATGGACGAATATAGAAATTGGGCTTTAGTATATGACTTTGAATCAAGTGCATATAATGAATGCCTTAAAACCCTCGGTGAAATTCAGGAAGAAACGGATGAAATTGCAGAAACCGTTTTCAATCGAGAAATGGAACGTCTTTGATAGGTTCAAGTGGAAAGGATAAGAATATGACCAAGGAACAGATTGCAGTCATAAAAGGTTTAATGAATGCAAGCAAAAAATGTGCCAACACTTTTATGAGAGCGATTGACACGTTGAAAGCTGAAAAAAGACTTGTTCCGGCATATTACAATATCGCATGTAATAAATGCTTTGGGGCAGTAAAAGCCTATGAGAAAGTGCTTGAACTCATTGGCGAAAAACAGTCAGGATTGCCGATAAACGATGAAATTGATGGAAAATTGTATCAGATGTTGATTGAAAGGAAATAAGACAATGAGCAAGGAACAGATTAAAGAAAAGATTGAAGAAAGAATCCGTCAGCTTGAAGCTGAAAAGAATGAATACGTCGAAGATTACAAAGGCGGTGAACTTCCCACTGATTTTTGTTCAGAGGGAATCCATGAATGCGTAAACGGCATTTGCGAGCTTGAAGAAATCCTGAAATTGTTTTAAACAAATATTAAAAAATCCCCATGATAGGTTCATGGGGTGGAAGGGCAAGAAAAATGATTGAGAAAGAATATGTAAGAGCAGTTAGAGAACTTAAAGCGCGTAAATCGGCGGTTGTTTACGCGGGTAAGGTTGGCGCATGCCAGCCAATTAGATACTCACTTATGCGCAGTATGGTAAAGACCGCGCACTATGTTGAGGAAATGAAAGAATATTTCATTACTCATTTACTTCCAATTCCCGATACAACGATGGTAAAACGGGATGAGGCACTTTTCATGAAAGAGGTGAAATATATTGAAGGATACTGAAATTTATAAGCGGTGGAAAAGCGTCTCTCGTGAAATGATTACATGGGACGCTATAGTGAAGTATCAGACAGGGAAACCAATCAGCGAGATTACAAGAGCAGGGAATACACTTAAACTTGCATATCTCAAAGGAATGGAATTTGCATTAGGCGAGATTTTGGGCTATCCCAGTACGCGCGGTATTGGGATGAATGAAGAGACGTATAAACGTGAAATAGCACAGATAGAGGACGAACTAAAATGATTATTCACATGGACGACAGTGTTATTTTTGAAGTCAATGAAATCCGCTATCAGAACGGACGGATTTTTATCATCTATGGTGGAAACAACTTTAAGACTATAGGGGATAAGCTGGACGAAGCAAAAACAAAATCATGTATTAGGGACATTTACAATGCAGTGTGTGATGGATATGACAAAATAGAACTCACAAGAGACGTATTAGAAAGGCTTAGAGAGGGCTAAATGATACAGTACAATGGAAAGACCGCTGAAACGGTTGAAGAGGCACTAGATATTTTCGGCGATGATACGACGGTGTATATTGGTGCGAACTTCGACCCATGGATAGCAGAGGCGGGACACCATGATAAAATCCGCAAGATTAAAGAAATCATGCGGATGCCAATTTACGGATATAAGATTTTAGATGACCGCAATATAGATTTATACTTGTAATGATTTTGTGTGGAGGAATAAGAAATGAAAATTTGTTGGCGCATTAAAAGAGACAAGAAAACAGCGGCAGACCTTAAACCTGCATCCATTATTGAAATGTTTATTAGCGGGATAACTACTAAAATTCTTGTAACTGACCAGGATTTGGCAGATATTATTACCATTGCATTTTATGGAGGACTTAACTGGTGTGAGCGTGCTTATCCCAAAGACGGACACTGGATGGGAAATCCCGGAAATCACATACTCAATGGTGGCGTAATTATCTTATGTGATATTGACGGTGAAGAGCGTTATGAACTGAATAAGTTCAAGCTCCTTAGAGGGATTACCGGCTTAATTGAGGAAGACAACTGGGACCTCTCTCAATTAGGGTTCAAAAATGAGGACGCCTATTATGTTGATGCAGATAATACGCAATGCGTCTTGAGAGCAGGTCACTGTCTCGAAACCGGAGATATTGATGCTGATATTGCTGATTTAATTGTGCAGTATGGAATTTTTGGAAAGCAGGTGTTTGCATAATGTATTTTAGCCAGCTTATTAACATATTGGACGATACGACGTGGATTCAGATTCAGGATGTAAAATCTTCTACCAATCAAATACGTCTTTGTGACTTGTCATTTGGCGAATTTAGGAGATTGCACGATAGAAAAGTAAAAAGAACATTCCCATATTTAACGGAAGATGTGAGGTGTGTATTGAAAATTATCTTGGAGGGGAAAAACAATGAGGAAGTACAAAAGAATTAGAGCCGCCAGTTTCGATACGCATTGTTTGTCGTATGGAAACAGTGGCGGTAGGTTAGAGAGTTTTAAGGTTGTTATTGAATACGATACTAAAGCCGACAGAATCACAAGCTCGTTTGTTACTTCGGATACTAAATTCGTATACAAAGAACCATCCCCTGATATTGTCTCATTTGAGACGTTTAATGCAATGTCTCCAAGTGAAATTAAAGAAAGAATCGAAGCAGAGCTAGAATGGAGGAAAAACAAATGAAAACGTGGCAAGCATTAAAAGCCGCCGATGAGGGAAAGAAGATAAGGCGGAAATGTTGGATGGATGATGTGTACTGCTTCAAGGGTGAGCCACGAGGTAAGCCGTCTCTTATAACGCATCGCGGTTGGAAATGTTTCGACAGCACTTTCGACAACGTAAGATTGGAGGATTTAAACCGGGACGATATTTTTGCAACGGACTGGGAAATTTACAAGGAGGAAGAATGATTAAATCTGAACGCTACCCAACAATGAACCGCACAAGAAGAAAATTATGGAAGGCAGGTTGCTTTTATCGGTACATGATGCCATTACCTAGAAGTGATAGATTTATTATGAAAATGCGGGCAGAAAGGTTGAGCAAAAAATGTTCTTCAAATACATGATTAACGGGAAAGAAATAGGAAAATCATTGTTGCGTATTGCCGAGGTGAAAAATGACAGTTAAAGAAATTGTTTCCTTGATGATAGAAGGACAAAATTTTAAGGTTAAGAACAATCGTGGCAAGGTACTGTATGACGGAATCAAGGAATATGGAAGAGAAACCAGCATTAACGGTTTAGAAAATAAGAAAGTACGACATATCTGTAGTTCGTCTTACGTTGATGTCATTGATGACCTTGATTGGGACGGATGGGATGGAAATGACATTGCGTCGATTGATGAGATTTGGATAGCCGTTTGACAGAATAGATTTGATATAGTAATATTTAGTAAGGGGCAATTTTCCTTTCATCAACTTTATCGGTTTGCCCCTAGACCCGCGAAAGCGGGTTTTTTATTGCAAAAAGTCTTTTTCCGTGCTATAATGTATAAAGTTAAAGTTCAACAAAACATACTACAGTGCTAGTTGTAAATTAAACAATACTCTTTAACTCCCAAATCATGTAATGGGATAGGAAGTCCAGCTCGAACAAAGGTAGCAAGGGACAAGCCAAGCATGATGAGCGGTTCACAAACGAACCAAAGGCATGTATATCTTGTGCTAAAGGACATGTCATAGAAAAGCGCCGGGCTGGATGAGCAACGGTGCTTTTTTATTGCTATATATGTATATAAGACCACGATAATGAACATTTATAAGTTATCGAACACATTTACGAAAAGTGTACGGCTTTGAAAAGAAATGAATTTCCATCTTGCAAAACATAAAACAACATGCTATTATATCATCAGAGGGCGGGAAGAAAGCCCTAGTTGATGAAAGGAAGAGATAACATGAAAGAAAGACTTGCAAGACTGATGGAAAGACGCGAAGAAATTTGGGATAACATGAGTACGAACCGCATGTCGTACTTGCTGGATATGGACGACTATAAAGCCGTTACCGCAGAAATCAAATATGTTAGACGCATGCTTAGAAATGCGAGAAAGGCATAAGACCATGACAAAAGAACAGATTATTAAAGAACAAATCAAAGGAAAGATTGAAAAGAGAATCAGCCAGCTTAGAAAGGATAAAGCGGCGATTACCGATGAATATTATAATGAGGAAATCCCCTTTGGGATGTATGACACCGGAATTACCGAATGCAACGCCGGTATCTGCGAACTCAAAATGATTCTTGAAAGTTTCTGAAAAGTATTAAGAAATCCCCGTGATAGGTTCACGGGGGAAAGGACAAGAGAAATGCTTAGAAAATTTAACCCTAATCCGAACAAAAACAGATGCGGCGATTGTGTCGTAAGAGCTTTGGTTGCCGCGAGCGGAAAAGGATGGGATGAAATCTATAAAGAGCTTTGCGATATTGGATTTGAGCTAAAAGAAATGCCGAATAGCAAAGACACATACAGAGAATGGCTTTACCGCCATGGATTCAAGCGAGTGCCGGTTAAAGTGAAGAAAGGAACTAAAAGACCGAAAGTGTATGAAATGGCGCGGACGGGGGAAACAATCATCTGCGATGTCGCACATCATCTTGTGACCGTCCGTGATGGTGACGTATGGGACACATGGGATTCAAGCGAAAAAAGTTTGTATGCTTGGTGGGTGAAAGATGATGAATAAAGACATTGAACTGTTGGAAAAAACAAATCATGAATTGCTTAAATTGCTATACGAACTTAGACAGTATGGGAATGGTGCAGAAACCGAAACTATCCATGCTAAAATCTGCGAGGCGAGGGACGAAACATTCCGAATGATTGAAGAGCTGAAACGATAATCCAAAGGGCGGTCGATATGAACCGCCTTTTTTATTTTGCCTTTACAAGCGTTCTAGGCTGTTGGGGATATAACTTTACCTATCAGACCATAGAATGCCTGTAAAGCTAAAATAGGAACGTCTATGGCGTTTTTGACATTATAGGTATATTTGTATTGACAGAAAGGCGATAAGAATGTAAAATAAGATAAGATATTAAAGTTAAATTTCAAGAAAGCGGGCGATGATATGAAGAAACTGCTGTTGGCTATAAGTTTGGCTTTGTCACCGATGGCGGCTAATGCAGAGTGGATAATTTCAGAGTGTTCCGCGTATACACTATATGAGTGCGACGGCATAACTGCAAGCGGCGAGTATGCACACGAGGGCGGGGTTGCATGTAACTTCCTTCCGTTAGGGACAATCGTGACAATCGGCGGGAAAGACTATATCGTAAATGACCGATGCGGGATTGATAACTGTATAGATATTTTTATGGATTCCCGCGAAAGAGCCATTGAATTTGGACGCCAGTATAAAGAGGTATACGTCAATAGATAGGAGCGCATATGGATGAAATACTGAAAGCTATCATGAAAGACCTAGTTAGACGCTATAGCCCAGCGGAAATAAATACAACTGTTGAGGAAAAGGAAGAGTATTTTCCTACCTTGAAGGTACATGCGAAAATTTCAAACTATTTATCGGTGGATTACATTGGGCGGCTGGTTGAAGGAAACATATACATATCTTTGACTGAACATTTAATGCAAGAATTTGGCACATTGAAAGGCGAATTATGGAAATCGGCAACGTTGTACAAATAAAGGACTGCGGTGATGGGTTACTGCTAAAAAAGGTGAGCAAGGATGAATGGTTGGTACTCCTTGCAGAAAACTGTAAATCTGCGATGACATATAAGGAATTGCCACGGTACTTCGTTATGATGGGGATGAAACGGGTAAAACAAAGACATTTCCCATGCCCATATTCCTCGTTTGCTTTATCATATTTCGGGTTTTACAGGGATTTTAAAAGAAGATTCTTGGTTGTTCCCGAAATGTTCATGAAAAAGAAGAAAGGCGATGTGGGTAGTTTTTGGTGGAAACACGACGCTGGAGGACTTTGACATACTGGCTGGTGATTACAGTAAAGAAACTGGATAACTGGGATGAGCTGATTCAGGAGCAAGAGTGGAACTCAAAGATGATTTGATACGCATAAAAATGGAGGTGTTGTAATGGCTCAAGGTTTAGCGATAAACAACGCAGACGGAAGTGTGAAATTATATACTGACAGCAATATCACAAGAACAATAGGACAAATGACGTTGCAAGGTAGTGGAGAAATCACAAGTGCTGGCATAGGATATCCGAATAATAAGCTGTGGTATATAATCCTCAGCAACGTATCTCCAGTATATAAACCTAGCAATGACGAATATCCAGTTTTGCGTATAGATGATACAGGGCATAGGATATTTTGGCAAAACCAACTCGGCACAAAAATAAGGTATGGAATAATATGAGTAAATATCTTGAAATTATAGGCGATGATAAAAGGGTCGTTATTGACGATAAATTTGCCTGCATGGAAGTCGTTGATAGTTTCCTGCTGTCACAATGTAAGAAACAAGATATGTCTAGTAACACGGCATTCTTTCACAATTATTATTATGTATTTCCGTCCGGGCATTCGATACCGGACAATGCGTTGGTTGGAATAAGTTTAAATGGCATAACTAGCGAGGTTCCGTTTTCCTACTTTGCTTCCGGAAACGCTATTCGTTTTTTCGGTGATGGAAGTGCAGTATCACAAGTTGGAATAGTTTCCATCGAAAGGGATGATATTATAGCAGCATCGACGCTGTATATTTTTGACAATGGGGGGGAGAAAACACCTAGCAAACACGGCGTTGGGCTTGAAATAAGAAACGATAAAAACGAAATAGTCTTTTCTTCCGAACGACCTTATATAAGCGTCTTGAAGTGCGGCAGTGAAGAAAAAGACAGCGTGTCTACTGCAAGCACGAAACCGATTATAGCCTGCAATTTGGGCTATGATTATTACTATGAGCTTTACCAACAAAGCCATCATGTATCACCGAACGGCGTGGAAAGCCATAAAAGACCAACATATATCTTGAAAAATCAAGTAGTAAGCGTTGTTCCTAGATTTTTCAATATATATTGGATAGGCGACAGTCAAGCCCCGGAATACAATCCAGATACAGGAGAATGGACGTACCCGGATAACGGAGGACCCGATTATGGTGGTTTTTACGATTTTGATGCTTGGTATAATTACGGCTGGTTAATTGGGACTATTTGCTAATTTTTAACAAATAAGCGAGATGAAATAATGCAGATAGAATCTAAAGGAGAGAATATGATTATTGAAGATTATGAAGTGAACGGTTTAGAAAGTGCATTTCGAGCCATAGGGCTCAGTTACGGTAAAGAATTAGAAAGCAATGAGAAAAGGCTTAAATTAGCGAAAGTTTTAGTTAAAAGAGGGTTAAATAGTGGCGAATCGAATTTCTTAACAGGTGTCACCGTTGATTTAACCGTCAGTGCAAGCATTAAGTGGTGGCAACAGGCGGAAAGATATCACTGGTTTCAGATAGTGATGAGCCAAAGTGTGATGCATTCGGTCGCTACTGGTGATTGGGAATTTACGCCTGATACGCCGGAAGATGTTATTTCTCTATTCAACAAAAATGTTGATAGATATAAAAACAAAGAGATTTCTAAGGTTTCATTGATTTATTCTGTTCCGGTCGGGTTGAAAGAAAAGGCAAGAGTAACAACGAACTATTTACAACTGCTGACCATGTACCACCAAAGAAAGAATCATGCATTGCCTGAATGGAAAGAATTTTGTCATATTGTTGAAGAAATGCCGATGATGAAGGAATTTTTATGATTACGTTACTTCTTACCGTTATTGCGATGTTTATTATAGCAAATGCAATTATCGGAATCGGGCTGATTTGTATTTATCTTTTGTATATCGCAACAGTATATATTATAAGCAAAATTGGGTGAAGCACATGAGATACTATTTAGAAGATGATGGCGGCGGTACATTTGATATCTGCTTTTGCCGCAATGACTGCCAAAACAAGACATGTAAACGTAGCACTAATGGAAAACACTGGGAAAGATTGCAAGAATACTGGAAACATTACCCTTATTACCGAGTTTCTGTAAGTGATTTCAGCAAAGATTGTAAGGAATACAAAGGAGCTAAGAAATGAATATTCGAATCGTTGATGAGTACAGCAAAAATGATAGCCTGAACATTTTAAAAGAAGAGTGTGCGGAACTAATTACTGCAGTGTCTCATTTGCAGAGAGCGCGAGGCGATGGATACGAAACGAACAGAACAGAAGAAGAAAGCATGAAAGACTTGATGCAGGCGATGGCTGATTGCAAGAACGCTATATTATCCGTTCTTCACAGTGAAAAAATTGGCGTTAATGAACTTGATGAACTGATTAAAGAGGCTGATAAGAAGCAGATGGAACTTTTAGATGTTAAATTGCATAAAAAGCCGGAAAGACGTATGCAGTTAGGGTAAAAACACGCGATAACTGTATACAAAGTGAATATTTATGAAATATGAGCAAGCATGGGTAAAGAAAGGAAGAGAAAAGAAAAATGAAAACCTGGGAAGCCCTCAAGGCTGCGGATGAGGGAAAGAAAATCCGGCGAAAGTGTTGGAGGAAGGGATATTACAGTTTTAAGATGCTGGAACCGTTCTTTCAGAAGGAAGCTCTTGTGACACGCTGCGATTTTGAATGTGACAAACCGCCATGGGATGGAGCATACGATTTGGCGTGGGACGATATTTTCGCAACGGACTGGGAAATTTACAAGGAGAAAGAAAATGAATGAACGAGCAAATCCTTTACAAAATGAAATATGGCGTCATTTCAAGGGTGGGGAATACAAAATCATTACTATAGCACAAGAAACCGAAACTGGGGAAAATCTTGTGATATATGAGGCACTTTATAAAGAACATAAGGTCTTTGCTAGACCATTAAGCATGTTTATGAGTGAAGTAGACCGCAAAAAATACCCAAATGTTAAACAAAAGTATAGATTTGAGAAAATAACCAATTAGCAGAGAAAAATGAAGGCGGTAAATGATGATATTGACGAATTACTTGATTGATGTTCTTTCCAAGCTAAGTGTTTTAGTCAGCGGTATAGCACTACTTACAGGCATGTCGGCGCTCTTCTCCGCGTTAGGAGAAAGTATTACGAGTGAGCCGAACAAGGTGAAGCTGGTCTTTTGCGTTTTTGTTGTATTCTTTTGCGTGGTCATATTCATAATAATGCCGGATGAAGAGATTATTCGCGATTTTGTTGCGGGGTGATGGTATGAAAGAAAAGAATTTTCAGAAGTATCCAAAGTGGCTTAAAGACGAGGCACACAGAGAATATGTTTTACGTGCGATGGAAAGAATTTGGAATCACAAAGCACGAGTGGTCATCAATAATGAGCGACTGTTTATGATTGACTGGCAAGGCAAAAATAGCGTAACAGTGGACGAAATGCATTACATTTTGGATAAAGAACGAGGAGTATTTACATTGTACGGAGATTGGGGAGAAGCTGTTGCTTACTTTAGCCATCGTGTAGAAGTTGAAGATTTACTCTCTTACCTGCGCATGTGTTCATGCAACTACTTCGTACAAAAAATAGTGGCGGGCAATCCGTATGTCATCGATACCGAACTTGGAACGCAAGATATCGAGGAAGGAATGAAAGAAATAATAAAATCTTACGAGCAGGAAGGGGCGGACGCGGAAGAAGCATATGAAGATATGAGAACGATGATTGAACTGTACAAAGAGTTTGGCGATGAAGTGTACGGGACCAATTCGTTGTTTTTGGATTTATGGGACAAGTATTTTACAGAGCGTGATTATGAAATTGGGAAAAGAGTATCAAACAAAGTGTATTTATGGGTACTGGGGTTCTTTATAGCTTGCGAGGATGCAGGATTGCTGGATTGAGAGGTTGAAGAATATGACGCTTAGAGAATTGGTGGAGTGGGCAGAAAAGAATGACTGTTTAGATTGTGACGTATGTGTACAGTACAGAGATGATGGTGGATTGTACCATGGAAGGGACTATGATATTCATCCAACACTGGAAGTAAATGCTTCTGAAAAGGTTGTTGTACTGTAGGAAAGGGGAACACAATGAAACTTAGAGAATTAGTGAACAAAATTGATAACGATATAGTTTTGTGGATAGTTAGGGAGCCGGACACTAACGTTCTATTCAAAAGAGAGAACATTAGTGACGTTATTCCAGAGGATTTGCTTTGCATGGAAGTCGGAACGTTTTTCCCAAGTTGCAACGGACTGGACATAGAAGTAAAAAGAAATGCCGGAAAGGGTAGCTTTAGAGAACTGCTTAACCATCTCAATAGTTACGATTGTATCGACGTGTACGTCGTCAACCGTGACGGTACAAAAGAAAAGGTATATTCTGAACAAGCTGTACTTCGCATCAATGAAGAATATGACGATTGTCCAGTAAAAAGAATTAGCCCTCAAAAGTCTGAATGGGGCGATAAAATCGAAATAGAGATAGAACCGTGCGAAGAAATGAAGGAGAAAGAAAAAGAAATGAAAAAGAATACTATATTTAAGATGGGGGGTGTAGTTTGGTCACAGCATTTTGGATGCGGTCATGTAACTAGTACCGACATTGGAACGGGTACTCCATACGTTATTGAAGTAACATGGGAAGGTGCAGTACCACGTTATGATTATTTCACCAAGGATGGGCAGTATGATTTGGATGACCCAGACCCAGATTGTGATATTCATCCGATTACAGATGTTAAACCATTAGAGTACGATAAAGAAAAATAGAGATAGAACCGTGCGAAGAGGAAGAGGAGAAGAGGAATGAAAGAGGAAATAAAATTCAGGCTAGGAGATAGTGTCTATTTTCCTTATCATGGGTATGGAACTATAATTGGACTTCACAATGATGGTCGTGAATATCCGATAGAAGTAAGATGGGAAGCAAGCCCTCATAGGCAGGAAGTAAATACATTTACCAAAGATGGTTTTTTAACACGTAATGGGGCAGAGGGGAATGTACCACCTGATTCAAAGTTGCGTGACCAGCTTACTGTAGTTGAAAAGCATCATTGAAGGGAGAGAAAGAAATGAAACTGGTCGATTTGCTTATGTCGTTAGATGCGATGACAAACATACTTGTTGAGTGGGATAATGCGGAACATGGCGGAATTGTTTGTGATACGGCGGCATATATTGCAATGGCGGGGGATAGTGCGCTCTCGAAAGATGCCATGAGTGCAGAGGTGACAAGCATTCAGGTTTGCGTGAATAAAAACAAAAGCGAATATGATTCTGAACGTGGCGTGTTAAACACTGAATATGTTATCGGTCTGCATATAACAATATCAGATAACCCGCCATGGTGGCGCAAATGAAACTTTGGAAGATTGTACCGCTAGAAAAGATAGGGAAATACAGAGTGGGTGATAGGGTCTATTCACCCAATTTTGGTGAGGGCATTATCACTGGAATTGATGAAAGCAACACTTATGTCTACCCAATTAAGGTAGAGTGGACAGGTACAGTGCCACAATATCATCAAAGGCATGATTGCTTTACCCTTGATGGACTGTATACTGTAGCTACACCTGACCCAGAGTTTGATATTGTTCCACTTGAAGCCATTAAAGTATCAGAATGCCTAAAAGTTGATTATTCAGAAGGGAAGAGACGATAGATGACTGTATCTAAATTCAAAGTAGGAGATAAGGTCTATGCCCCGTATCGTGGTTATGGCACTGTGACAGCAATTCATTCTGGTACTGCCTACCCGATTGAAGTGACATGGGATGAATGTGAATGTGCAGACTTAGCTGTTAGCACATTCACTAAAGATGGGTGCCTCTCACAATATTTTGATAATGATGACACTATACTTACTGTAGTTGAAAAGACACCATTGAAGGGAGAGAAAGAAATGGAAGAGTGCATCAATTTCAAAGTAGGTTGTAGGGTATTTTACCCATATAATGGGTTAGGGACTGTAATTGCAAATCACAATGATGGGCGTCTCTATCCGATTGACGTAAAATGGGATAAAAGCCCTAAAGGTTGTGAAGTAAGCACGTTTACAAAAGATGGTTTTTTAGTGGTAAGTCTTGGAGATTGTGGGGATAATGACAAACTTACTGTAATTTCAGCAGAGGAAGTAAAGAAGGATAGAGTGTCTAGCAAGGATAATGACGAAGAAGCGAAATCTAAAATCTTATTCAAAGTTGGTGATAGGGTTTGGCTTAGTTCCATTGAAAAGGGGACTATTGTTAGCTTCAATCCTGACGGAAAAACATGTATTGTAAATTCTGATTTGGATGGAGAAGATGTTGGCACTCCGATTGCTACCCTTGTGAAGATTGCAGAAGATGCTACTATTAACCCATCTCATTATCAGGCAGATGACATTCCAGAGGATATTGAAATCATGGAACATCTCATGACTAAAGAACAGCTCGAAGGCTTCCTTTGTGGAAATATTATTAAGTATTCCTACAGATATGGACGTAAAGGAGACAAGAAAGAAACCGCTGAAAAGATTGAGTGGTATGCACAGAAACTTAAAGAGGTGTGTGCAGAAGAGAAGGAGGAATAGGAATGATAGAAAAAATTTACGTTGCCTTAATGGACTGTTTAACTCTGATTTTAATGGCAATAGGAACCTTTTTAGCAGCATATGCTGTATATTTATTAGTTCTTTGGTTCTAATGTAAGCAACGAGAGGAGAGCGCAATGAAACTTAAAGAGCTACTTGAGATAGCGACAGTTCCTGATGGGTGCGATTTAATTTACTCAGATTGCGACGGACTTTGTGTCACATTGCCGGATTATTCACACACGAAAAAATTACACATAGATGTCGGTGGTGTATATGTTTCTGACCACTCTGGGCATAAGTATTATTTTAAGATTGAAGTTAAGTAAAGGGAGAGCGTAAATGAAAGATGCTATCGCATTCAAGTTAGGAGATAGGGTTTATTGTCCATTTCACGGTTACGGCGTTGTGTCAGCAATTTACGATGATAACCGCACGTATCCTGTTCAAGTAACATGGGATGGGAGTGAGTATAAGAAAGAGGGAGAGATTGATTCCTTTACCGCAAATGGCTTTACGATAATAGGTCTTGAATCCGATACTGGCAAACTTATTGTAGTTCAATCGGCTCCGCCAAAGGAAGATGAGAAAGAGGGAAAATTTAAAGTTGGCGACATGGTTTGGTCTCGCGAGTTTGGTGTTGGCGTTGTAGATGAGATTCTTGCTCCAGAATATCCTTACCCTATCACAGTAAACTGGATAGAAGGCTCTTTAGGTTACGGGACTTATTCTTCTTTTACATTAGAAGGACACTATTATCCCCAGCGTTCTGACGCAGAAAAAGATATTACATTATTAGAAGTAAGGGGCGCAGTGAAAGAGGGGGAAACAGATAAGGATATACGTGATAAAAGATTGGACGATGACGGTATAAACGACGGAAGGAGAAAAAATATGGACTATCAGAAAATTGCAAGAGGAATCGTCTTGAATTATGTAAGAGAACATCTCGATAAAACAGATAATGTACAGATTGCTTTAGATGATGTTCATCTTGTTTGGTTTTGCAAAACCTTACAGAATTGGAAAGCATTGGTGTCAACTGTCCTGCCTGATGGTATGTATTATGAAGTTACATACAACGGCGATAAGAAAGAAGTATACCTTGATGCATACAAGAAGTTTGATAGCCGAGAGATTGATGAATCTTAAAATGGGAGAAAGGTATTGTGAAAGGAGTATACCATGGAATACGGTTTATTGTACGGGATTATGATGTGCATGCTGATTTTTATTGTTATTCTGTGGATTTATGTTAATGAAAACAGACTTGACATAGACAAATCAAAGCACGAAATAGAAACCTTGTACCTGTATATCAATGAAATGAAGCGTGATAACCATGACTAATGCGGTTATAGAAGAAGCAAAACGTGAATTGCATTTAAAAGGGTATCCAGTTGATGATGATGAAATCGCTTTAATTTATTGGGACGGTATAGAAGTCAATGAGCTTGTCAGCCTGTACAGAAGCATGCAGAAGAGAAAGGTAAATTTACAAGCCAAAAATGCATTGCGCCCTAAAAGAAAAGGAATCAGTAAACTAATGAGAAAAGAAGTATGGCTGATGTACGGCGGCAGATGTGCATACTGCGGGCGGCATATATCTATAGATGATATGGAAATAGACCATCGCTATCCGCTATCTATGGGCGGTGAAGATAGCTTTAAGAACTATATGCCGTCATGTCACGAATGTAACTGCTCTAAAGCATCTATGACTGTGGAAGGATTTAGAAATAAGCTATTATCAATACAAACTGTATTAAAGAAGAATCCGCTTTATCAGTTAGGATGCACATACGGACTTCTCACGAAAGAAAAGAATAACGTTGAGTTTTATTTTGAAAATCATTAGAGAAATTGGCTGGCTGAAATATGCCAGCCTTTTTTAGTGCATAAAAAGAAAGTCCATATATAAAAACGTATTGACACGAAACTAATAAGGTGGTATCATATAGTCATCCGATGAAGTTGAATTGAAAGGAAGTAACGACCATGAAACTGTTAGATGAAAGTGATATTGCGAATGCGAAAATCACGCTTACTGAAATAATCAAAAGTGATGTTGATTATCTTCCGACATATTTTACGCCGGAAGAAATCGCGGTGTTAAGCGATTTTGCAAATGGGTTTGATGTTGATTGCGACGCTATTGAAGGAATCATTGGCGAAATCGTTTACAACTTTAAAGAACTTATCGAAGAGGGATTTACACTCTTTGATATCAGAGACGGCAAGATTGTGAATCTTACCGATGAATATTATGAGCAGGAAGAATCCAAAGAAAAAGAGGATGAATCTTTTAACTATGAGGACTGGTTGGATGAGGTTGAACCTATTGACCATTGCGGCTGGATGCCGACTAGAATTTATTGCTGAAAGGGGAAAGAAAAATGACTGAATCAATCGAACTGAAACAAGTAAGAACATTCGCGCATGACGCATTAAAATTAAAAAATACCTTTGCCAAAGCATATAAGATAGTAAGCACCATCGCTGGCGATTTAACAGTTACACGCAAATACCTTGAACTTGAAAGAATCCACGAAAAGGAAGCAAATGCATACAATAATGTACTTGAGCTTTTCGGCGAAAAACCGGAAACTACCGATGATTTCTATGAGGATTTTATCAATACCGAAAAGAAAATGTTTGAATCTGCTTAATCAAGTATTTGGAAATCCCCCGTGATAGGTTCACAGGGGATGTTGCGAGGTGAACACAATGAAACATGACTATACAAGCATGAGTGACGACGAACTCGAACGCTTGTCAGAAAAGCGAGACGCTAAAGGGTGTCTTACAGACGTTGCGAGGCGAGCTAAACACAATTTATGGTTACGCTATCACAATGAAGAATGCGGCAGAAAATGCGCGTCGTATGTGACGCTGGACTTTTATGACGGTGATAGAGAGGACAGATGGTGAGAAGGAAATTAAAAGGACTTGGCAGAGTAATCACGGCAATTAACCGCTATCGTGGCGAACGTGCGACTATACGTCTCATGTATAACATGGCAACGGACGAAGTAAAATATACTATATTGCCGCCCAACCTTCCTTTGTGTGAACGAAAAGAAGGTGATATAATACGATTTAATTATTAATGCCCTGTTTCGTCGCCAGTCAACCGAAAAAGCGCAAATAGCAATATTCGCATTGCGTGTAATTGGATTGAATTTTTTGAATCACGAGAGGAAAAGCATGGATAAAATCAATATTAGCGAAATTGTCAAAAAATACAATAACAGCAATTATGCTTTTTATTTGGTGGAACAGTCCGCGGAAATCGAATCTATGAGTGACGTTCGTGAAGTTTGTGAAGGTTACACAAGCACAAGCACGCGGCACGCTTGCACAGATGGGACGTACACAACATTTGATGACTTAGAGCGTGCGTTGAAATCGCTTACTGGAAAATACAATGATTATTATTATGATGGAATCGGAAACGGATGGGCTGAGGAAAACAGCGTACAGATTTGGCGCGTTGATGAAGATGGCGAGGACGAGGAAATGGTTATGGAAGTGCCTTGTCAAGCATCCAATTTAAACGATTTTTGGAAAAAATGGGGTTCAGTTGCTGGGGAAGAATTTGCATCGGAACCAACTGCATGGGTAATTTGATTACAAATCCCCGCTTTTAGCGGGGATACACAATATTTTTAAAAATCACAGGAGAAAAAATCATGGATGGATTAAACAGTTGCGAATTTATCGGAAACCTGACAAAAGACGTTGACGTAAGAAGCACGAACAAAGGGCAGGCAGTATGTTCCTTCTCTATTGCATGTAACCGTTCTTACACTGACCAACAGGGGCAGAAAAAAGAGGTTGCAGACTTTGTGAATGTTCAGGCATGGGGCTTTTTAGCTGAAAAGGCATCCGCTGGATTAAAAAAAGGTTCCCGCGTTTACGTTCACGGCAGACTTAATACAAGAAGCTATGAAGCTAAAGACGGCACGAAAAAGTACATCACGGAAATCGTTGCAGACCGCCTTGAACCTATTGCCTTCGTACAGATGCAAAATCAGAACTTCGGACAGAATCAGAACTTTAATCAGAACGGAAACTTTCAGCAGTCAAGCGGTAACTTCCAGCAGTTTGGCGAGAATATCCCGTTCTAGGAGTAACCCATGATAAAGTCGGAACAGTTATACAGAATTATCGAGGGACTTTCTGTATATAATGAAAGCCCATCCCAGTATCTTTCAAAGCCTGAAATGCTGAATGCGCTACCGTTCAAATATATCGGCAATTTTGCTTACCTTTTAACCGAAGAACACGGCGCATACACCGTTTACAGATTCAGGACAACAAGTATTGGAAATAGTAGGTTTGTACATTGTGACAAGCAACCAGCCGTGGAACGAATTTGGAAAGACAAGGATAGTTTTGACGCATTTATGGAAAAGTATGGGGATAAAAAATGAGAACAGGCAGACCGACAACAAACCCAAAGAATCAACGTGTTACTTTTAGATTTGACAAGGAGAGCGCACGCATCATAGACAAGTATTCCAAAAAGTACAACGTGACAAAGAGCGAAATAGTCCGCAAAGCGTTGATTGCTTTTGATGAAAGAAAAAAAGAGGAAAATTCCTGATAAATTCCCCCCTCTTGATTTTTGTCAGACAACTGCTATAATAGATATATCCCATTAGAAAACCCCGCCTATGCTTGAGACGCGGACGGCGGGGTTTGAAAGGAAGTAACCTTTCGGTATTTATGATACTACGAAATGTGCTTCCTAGTCAAATGAAAGGAAGTATCTATTATGGAAAAGGAAATCAGAGAATTTCACGGGTTCTATTACACTGCTGAAATGCAGGAAATCGAGGCGGAGAATCTTCAAGAAACGACGCGCAAGATAAAACTGCTTAGGGCTAAACTGAATCAGATGAAAAGGGAAATAAACGAAATCAAAGGAATTGTGACTGACCTTGAATCGCTCGCATAACGCTTTATAGGCGTTCGTGGGTACTTAGGCATAAACTTATACCTTATAGAAGCAGAAATCGTTATAGACGCAAATAAGCGCGTTTGTACATGGTTTCTGCTTTTATAATGCTTATATAAGGGCGACCGTTATATTGAATAGATGTAAGATACCGTACATTTTGCAGAAAGTGTACGACTTTGCTTAGAAAATAGATTTACATCTTGCAAAACATAAAACAATATGCTATCATCATATTCAGAGGGAACAAAGAAAACCTCTTGTTGATGAAAGGAAAGAATAAAATGGTTGAAACCGCAATTATCCGAATCCGAAACAGAACACATTTAAACCTTACTTTTAAAAACGCTTACAAAAAACTTGAAAGACTTGCGATTGAAAAAAAGAATTGGAAGCTAATGGAAAGATATGACAAATGGGCTTTAGCATATGAATCCGAAGCAAGAACATATAATGAATGCCTTAAAATTCTCGGTGAAAAGCCGGAAGAAACGGATGAAATTGCAGATAGCATTATTAAGCATGAAATGGTACATTTTTAAGCAAGTATTTGAAATCCCCGTGATAGGTTCATGGGGTGGAAGGAAAAGAAAAATGAAAATGAAAATTGACTGGAAACACTTTATTGCAAGCCGAATTGTCAGCGAGGAAATGAAAAATATTAAGTTTTACAATGAAGTTAGAAATGCCTTTTCTAAGTTTATGTCGGGTGATTGGGGAATCACCTGTGATGGCGATAAAGAACTTAATGATGACGCACTGATTACAGGCGACCGCATTTTAGCAAGTTACCCGACAAGCAAAGGCAAGATTTGGATTAACGCCGATTTTGTTTATAATCCATCCGACCCGCGTCCTATTGTAATCATGTTTCCTAGTGAATATTGAGAGGTGATGAAAATGTTTAAAAATGTAAGACTGACTGACGAGGAAATCGAAAGAGGAATTGGCGTAAGTTTCAGACCGCGGAAATTAAACTTGATTGAAAAATACATCGCACATGTGTGCGACGCACAATATAAATTCTGCGTTGCACGCGATGGATATTACAAAGGGATTTATCCGAAATGGGTATTTATTAAATACAGGGATAAACTTAAAATAGCATTTAATGACGTGTTTCTTATTGCGCCTGATGCAAGGTTTGCACTCATTCTTGGGTACATCGACTTTGACAATAACCGCGGTGATTATAATCTTGATTAGCTTAAAACAAAGTTGTATAGTTAGATGGGCGGGCATCCGTCCATCTTTTTGGAAGGGGGAAACCAATGTATAAATATTTGCGTACAAATCCAAAGGGCGTGAGCCGTGACGATTGCGCCGTTCGTTGCCTTTGCGTAATTAACGGCAAGTCATGGATTGATAATTATAGAGACCTTTGCAAGACTGGCGAGGCAATTTGCGATATGCCAAACTCGGTATTTACTATTGACAGATATATGTCTAGGCATGGCTATTCCTGTGTGCATATTCCAGCAGGAATGACGTTGGGGCAGTTTACGGACACCTATGTAAATGGTACATATGCTGTCATGTGTAAATGTCATTTAACGCCTGTCATTGATGGCGTTTGTTATGATACGGTTTACCCGATACATGCTAAAGTCGCGAAAGCGTACAAGATAAAGTAAGAGGTGATACTATGGCGGGAAATAGACCGGGGGCGAGACGCAATTCATCAACGTACTGGATGAGCGACGATGAATGGGAACGGATGAAAGAGGTGCTAATGTGTTATGCGCTTAATATTCCTGTGAGCCTATCTTTTATAGGCAATCATCAACCGCGAAAGATTAGAGGGGTTAGGACAACGGACGAAGAGAAAACGTTCTTGAAAACTGTTTTTAAGTGTTGGAAAATTGGAATGGTAGATGCACAAATAAGAGACGTATTAAGAGCTAATGGGATTAGGGAGCCGCTGGTGTATCGTGCTAATGACGAAAATTCTTGATGGTGGAACATACATTTTAAAGCCGTGGAAACGCGGCTTTTTTGTTTTGACGCAAAACCATAATTCTATGATAATTTTAGGTTGACATTATGGTAAGAATAGGAATATCATATACATAGATTTCTATGTATACAGACAAGGGAGCGATACCAATGTATTTGAGATAGAAAAACACCGACCTCAAGGGCAAATTGAAGTCGGTGCATCGGAGAAAACGGGCAATGAGTTCTCCAATGGCAATTCTAACACGTCGCCCATTATTTTTCAAATAGGAGAAAAAGACAATGAAAAGTAATATTCTTGACTTACTACTTACAATGGCGAATGTGCTGAATCTTGGCGATTTTGACACTTATGAAAACAGATATGATATACTAACACATGAGATGATTAAAGTCATGAACGATATCGGAGAACCGATTGAAGAATCATCCGGGTTAAGTGAAATCACAAATGCGATACTTCGAGCTAGGGAGCAAAATGGGGGCAAATAGAAAACACCCACTCTTGAAAATTCCGATAAATACGCACAATTATTAACGGATAAAATAGCGGCGAAATCAGCGAAAACGCCGATAAACACGGAAGAAATTTGGGCTTTTCGCTAGTTTGTGATATACTTTTGTAGAAAAGTGCTTCCATGATTGTTGATAGAAGGAGGATAAGGAGGATTAT